TCATGACCGAAGAATTTGTAACATTAGAAACAGCGAAACTGCTGAAAGAGAAAGGGATGTTTACAGATATAGAATTTCCTCCGCAATCCGTTGCCCAGAAGTGGTTACGTGAAACCAAGAATATTCATATATGTGTATATAACTGTGCTTGTGGCTATGGATACGAAATATCTAAAGCTGACAATGGAACTCATATAACCAGTTCTGTTTATGAAGGACCTAATGATGGTGGTAAATGGGATGTCTACGAAGACGCACTTGAAGCTGGTTTACAGGAAGCATTAAAATTGATATAAATATGAGCCTTAGGCGGCTTTGTAAAACCCATATAAACAATGATGAAAAGAATAATTACTGTCCAAGACATGATTGACGAACTAATGTTAGTTGTCAATAAGGATGCTGAAATAAATATCGTAATGAATACAGGAGATTATCAAACTGAATACATTCCTGATCTATATGATTTTTCTGTCATTGATTTTACTGATGTACATCCTGATGATGGAAACTCGGAAAATAAAGTGGTAATAGAAATGTTTCGTTAAAAGAGAAATAAATAACACTCAAAACATAAAAGAAATGAATACAACTTTTGAAAGATCGTCTAATAGTACCGATGAATGGTACACACCGAAAGAAATTATAGACGCATTAGGTGAATTTGATTTATACCCATGTGCCCCCATGCACCCTCTTTGGCCTACTGCAAAAATCATGTACAACAAGCAGGACAATGGTCTTATACAAAATTGGGGAGGGCGAATTTGGCTTAACCCTCCGTACTCCAAACCGCTTATGTGGCAGTTTGTAGAGAAATTGGCAGAACACGGCAACGGTATAGCACTACTTTTTAACCGATGTGACAGCAATAAGTTTCAAGACATCATCTTCAAGAAAGCAACCGGTATGATGTTTTTGAGGAATCGAATAAAATTCTTCCGTCCAGACGGAACTCGTGGGGATTCTCCTGGCTGTGGCAGTATTCTCATCGCTTTTGGTGAGGATAATGCAGAAATATTGAGAACCTGCGATATTGCAGGCAAGTACGTTAGAATAAATTAGAATGACAAAAAGATGAATAAAGAAGAATTTTTAAGCAAAAGATACGCCATTGATTTAAAGCTAAAAGAATTGAATGGAGAAAGGGAACAGTTGGAAAAGGAATACATTGAATCTAACCAAGGATTCCCTATTGGAAGCAAAGTCTGTATAACGGTCCCGGCTCATGAAAGGATATTAGTTCCCGAAGCGAAGAAGTTAGCCTATATTGCAGATTATGATATTGATGATAACGGAGAGGTTGTACCCTCTTTAAGACAGTTGGATTGCAATGGGGGCATGTCAGCAATACCTTTATTTGTTAATTTAAAGAAGGCTATAATTGAATTAGTGTAAATCAGATTAGGAATGAATATGAGTGGAAAAGATGTATTAAGGCTATTACTTATCAGTTACGGTTTTTGCCGTAATATTGAGATAAGTACTTATATTGGAGATGGTGGATGGATTGGTTACGAAGTATCGGCTAGTAATGACGATGGCATTGAATACTATGCAGTAGATTGTGAAGGTTTACTTTTTCATATATACGAGATACAGAAATTTATGAGAGATGGAAATATTGAACCTCGTTTAATGCTTGGAAACTCTAGCAACAAACATCTTCTTTCAGATGAGTCTTTAAATAAGCTACTGAATATGTCAGAGAATAAAAATTACTGTAAAACAAACCCTTATGAATAGGCGTAAAACTGATATAGATATGAACAATTTTAAATTATATATCGCCCGTGACGAAGGCAAATGGGATGAAGATGTACAAAAGGCAGGAGAACTGAACCTGTTCTATGACACCCCGCAACTTCTGTTTAACGTAAAAGACTGGACATCATACTGGGGAAATGCCCGTAAGATAGCACATATTCCATCATACATGTATCCTCAAATCAAGGATAAGGAGTGTTATGTTTTCAACAATCTTGAATTATACCAAAGTTTCAACTAATAAGAGAGAGGATAGGCAGTTAGCCTATCTTCTCTTTTCGTATTTTCTTTTCATCTTTCTTCTTTCCACCCGTGTCATTCCCATGCTTTGAGCAATACCGAACAGGATTTCCTTTTCCGAATCGTTAAGCATATCATATACTTCTTCTTTGCTTTTTCCGCTAATCATAGCCATAAAAATCTTTTTCATAATGATTTATTTTAGTTTTTTCTTACAACAATCGCAAATCTCGTCTTTTATAGGTTTTGTAAATAAAGCACCTACATATCCTGCAAGGTATCCAGCTTCTTCTGATGAAGGCTTTATGCCATAATGATCAATTATATGACCAATCATGTGTTGTTTTTCATGCTCCAGTGTATTCATAAATTCTTCATCAGACGTACTGTGACTGATAATAATTACAGTGCACTTATTGTTTGAATACGTTACACCGTAATTGTATTTTTCAGTCTTTATCTTATCCGTTATCCTGTTCAGCAAATGAAAAGGACAGCCAATATATTCCAGTCTGTATATCGCTCTTAAATAAGAGTATTTATCCACAGAATAGAATACATCAACCGTCCAGTCATATTCCTCAATGTATAGTCTTTGTCGTACCATAGCAATCAGATATAATCCTCCCAAGAGAAAGGTGTTCCACAGGCTATACACTTTGCGTAATACTCGTCAAGAGCACGGGTAGGGCTTCCGTCAACATCGTCAAGATAGTCTTTTACAAACATACAGGCATATTGCTCATTGACTATGGATGAACCCATATAGTCGGCACGTACCATATTCAATACATAAACCTTGTTGTATTCCACATCATTCTTCAACTCAACATTGAATTGCTTCATTAATGTTTCCACTTGATCCTTGTCATACGGGTGTATTTTGTTTCCGTTCCTGTCTTTCATTTTGGAAACGGCATATTCACATAATTTCTTAGAGAAGTTCCATCCGTGTTCCGCAAGATATTTTTCCATTCCCGAAGGAAGTTTCTCATATACATCTAATCTCGTTCTTTCCATAGCTTTTGTTTTTAAAAAGATAGCCCGTAGCAAACCACTACGGGCTTAAACCAATTTAATTAGCGTCTACGTCTGGCGTAAGGACCAGTACCTTTGACTCCGCGTCTTTCTCCGTACTCATCATCATCATCCCAAATACGCCCATCATCGTCCATTCTTCTACGCATTCCACGCTCACCGTAACGTCCATCCATTTCCTCCATAGCGTCACGATAACCTTCTTTATACGCTTTTTCTAATTCCCGGTCCATATCTTCACCTTCAAAGCTACGGCCCATTCCATATACTTTCCAACCCATAGTGTTTATTTTTTATTGTTGTTATTATTATTGTTTGTATGTTGCACGTCAGGCAATTTGATACCAGAAGCAGCAAGTTGTGCAAGTATATCCTTTATCTGTGACAATTCACCTTTAAGTTCCTTCATCTCCTTGTCCTGCTGTGCCTTTTCGGCAAATGCAGGATTCAACGCTGTAAGCATCTCATCGCAGCTTTTGATTACTTTCTGATGGTATTCCACAGATTCCACAACCCTTACACTACTTATTTTCATTGCTTCTATCTCTGCATTGATGGCATCCTTGCTTTCCGATACAACCACATTTCCGCCTACTTGGGAAAAGTCTGCTATACTAAGATTGGCTGGCAACTTTTGAAAATCAAGAGTATCATCTCCAACCTTAACTTTCACATCCACAACCATTTCATTTTGCGGAAGAGGATATGCTGTATATCCGTTCTGATATTTAGGAACAGGATTTGAAACACTTACCACAGTGCCCACATCACATCTTGGGTTTTCCCCTTTATGCAATATGAAAAACTGCTGTCCTTGTCGTATTGATTGAAACATACTTATTCTAACTTTTTAATATCATTTTACAGTGCTTCTAGCCTGTGCGGCAGTAGCAGGTGCAACGATATGATTAACTACTTGAAATATCCCATTACATTTGTCGTAATAGACAAAGTATTTATTGCCTTGTGAAATTTCACTAGACGGAATCTGATCTCCCGAACCGTTTACCAAAGGAACCTTGCTTGTGGATGTTGATGTGGTATTTGTCAGTGTGGTAGCCACAGAAACAAGATACCCGTCAGATCCGGCAGCAGGAACATGATTTACACTCAAGAGCAAAATACCTTGATTTGGCAATCGCCTGAACAGGCACGGGCTAATACCATAGATAACCTCTGAATTTGTCGTGTCTGTTGTTACAGAAGATGTCCGAACAAACGGTATCCCTCCAAAGTCAAGTCTATGTACCCCTCTAAAACGGTTGGCATTATATCCCATCATATAAGGATTAAAAAAATAACTCATAACTTTTCCCTTTCTTTAGAATTTTACTAGGTAATTATATACGATTAATTATACACGTACATATTGACGCTTCACCGCCCCGACTACTGCCGACCACTCCACGCCCCCAACCCCTTCTACCAAGGGTGATACTAATTTTGTTAAATAGTGTTTAATTGGTTGTAAATGCCATTCATTATTTGGCATCGGGATAAGAGTTTCTGACCTGTAATTTATATACAAGTCAAAGAACTCTTAACTACACTTTAGCAATTGCAACCACAGTTGTCACCAGCAGCGTAACCTGCGCCAAAACCAGCCATGAACGGATAACCATATCCACAACCGCAATTTGGATTAGGCACTATATAGGATGGAACCGGGCACGGAGCCTTAAGTTGTCCAACTATATTTGCAGTCTGAGCCTGTTGAGAAGCAGCCAGAGCCAAATTGCTATTTTCCTGACGCAAGTTCTGAATTTCACGTTGCATTTCTCTCTTTTCCAACTCACAGAATCCACTTTGGATGATTTGAGTTTGAGCGTCTATCTTACTTGACAAGATGTTAAACTGAGTGTTTGTATTGCTTGTCAAAGTATTGGTCTGCTCTAAAGTAGCCAAACGGCTGTCGCATCCTTGACGTTCAATAGCTGTACGGATATCGCAGCAGCAAGAAGCAAGCTGAGAACCGATAGCTGCACTATTGGACTGAATTGAGTTGATGATCTGTTGAGAGGAAAGACCTACCTGGTTACCAACTTGCTGAATCTGTCCTTGAATCTGACAGATAGCATTTTGCAACTGTTGAGTAGAGCAGTTCAAAGAACTAGCCAACTGGTTGATAGCTGTTCCGTTTCCTTGAATAGCGTTCATCAACAATTCACGTCCTGCTTCATTGTTCAATTGAGCAGGGATTCCGTTTGCTCCATTGCCAAACCCGTTACCGAATCCGTTACCACCCCACAGGAAGAAGAGCAGGATAATCCAGATCCAATAGCAACCAGCACCACCCCAAGCGTCTTGATTTCTGTTACCATTCATCAAGGCTGCTACAAGATTGGGGTCTAATCCTTTATTCTGCAACAGTGCAGGAATCATTGACATAATACCTGCGCTTTCTCCAGCGGCAGGATTGTCGAACATAAAAATTTTGTCTGAACCCATAATATTGTAATTTAATGTGTGTGTATTATAACTCCCGTAAAGACTGTGCACTCATCTTTACGAGTGTAGATTTACAACATGGATTGCCTAAACAAAAATAAAAGTTTCGCAGTATAACCTATTGTGTTTCAGATAGTTTAAACTTGTTAAAATAAGTTATTTACTTGTGTGTTGTTTTTCCTATTCGTATATTAGCGCAATAATTTTAAAATAGAGGAATTGAAGATGAAAGAATTAAAAAAATGGAATAATAATCCAATAAAGATTACGTATTTAATACCTAGTGGAAACAAGTACGCTTATATAAAATTAGGTGACACTGTTGATCTGACGAACGGAACATATAAAATAACCGCTTTGGATAATGAAGAAAACATTTTCCAAGCGGTTAATATGGAGAATAAAGATGATTGTGTTACAATGTATGCGTATGAGGTTGTCTAGTTTTTAGTCTTGTATTTACCCCTTGACTTCTTTGGACGTATAAGCCCGTTCTTTTTAAGAGCATCTAATGTATCTTTTAAATATACGGGTTTTGTCATTCCTTGTACTCTCACGGGAGATAATAACGGTTGTACGGGATGAAATTTAGTACCTTTGTATGTAAGCCTTGCAAACTCGGTATCACTCACATCAAGATACTTTATGGCATTTTCTCTATCAAAATAAGACGGTATGATAGTTGATTTGTTTATTGCGTCAGTAAGGAAGTTGAACTGTTCCGCATCAACATTCGAGTTTCCGCTTTTCAATGCTAGAGATATCCCGTCAAGTAAGGAAGCTAATATAGTGTTATAATTCATGCCCATGACTTACTCGATAGATGATATGTTTGCTGTTCCCGTAACACTTACCTTGCTTCCTGGTGTGACTGAAAAATATTCCACCGTTCCTGCCGGGAGAAGCATTCCTGTTGGTGCTATTCTGCTTGATCTGCTTTTCGTTTCCTGTACCAATGAGATACGGCATCCATCCGATGTCGCTACTCTTATAAGGTTTGACAATGCTGTGTATTCCTTGTCGGTTACATCTTCCGATGCTGATATTCTTGCAGCTACGATACCTTTTAACGCTTCATCCTTTGAAGCGTTTTTGGTGGAGAAATACCCACCTATCTGTTGTTTATCATTGTTTTCCATATCCTTTCAAGTAAGATTGTTTCACACTTTCGGCAAACTTGTTCAGCTTTACATAATCCGGGTCAAGTTTGTTTAAAATACCTTTTCTGAGAGCCGCTTCTTCCTCACCGTTGGGAAATTCATCCTTTATGGCGGCATCTACCGTTTTGTCGTATGATACAGGGTTCTTTACACGCTGTACATCGGCTTTCCACTTTTTGACGAACTTTTCCTGTACAATATTTCCCATATCGTCCGTTTCGGGTTCGTCAACTTGTTCAATGTTTAAATGAACATTGCTATATCCAGTGCCTAAATCAAAGATAAAGGCAGGCTTCTCGTCAAAAATCAAACCTCTTTCCATAGGTAATTATATACGATTAATTATACACATACATATTGACGTTTCACTGCCCCGACTACTGCCGACCACTCCACGCCCCCAACCCCTTCTACCAAGGGTGATACTAATTTTGTTAAATAGTGTTTAATTGGTTGTAAATGCCTTTTATTATGCAAACTTAAACATAATTAATATATTTTGCAAGTTTTGGGAGGGGGATTTTTCACTTCGTGAAAAATTAGGATTGGGTTATTGTACAACGAAAGCCGCCACCGATGTATACGGGCGCATCCGAAGGGGCATGGTGCGCATTACCATTCCGCAGAGAACAATTGTTGTCGAACGACTTACCACCAAAGAAAACAGCACGCCTTCCTATTTTACCCGAACCTGCATTTCCTACAAACTGGTTGCAATGGCATTCCCCCGTGTGAAGATTGCTTCCCTTGACCTCTCCAATAAGAGAGTTCTTAAAGTTCTTCGTTATGTTTCCTCTACCTCTAGCCATAGAACAGACAAAATCATACGTATTCTCAAAACCGTAAGATTCCCCAGGATTCTTTTCTGTGTCTACATTGTCCGTAGTCAGATTGTTCACGTCATAGGTCTGATAGATGTCTATGGATGTAGAATCGTGCATGACACAATCTATCCCACTGTACCACATCCATGTATCTCCCCACCCGGCAATACGTCCGCGAATGATAGGCTGTGTGAAGCATATCTCTATTTCACGGTTTGTCACTGCCGCATTGTCAGGAATACTCCATCCACTGGTTACAGTTGCATTGACAAATTTGGCTACGATCCCTGACATCTCCCCGTCAGCCAATCCGTTATGACCTTGGAAGTTGTAATATTTGTATTTTGTGCTTTCATATTCAAACTCGGTGTCGGGAGCGACATTGTGTTCCTTTGCGTATGACATGGCAAGCTGTGCTTCAAACATCTTCATGCAAGAAAGGTGGTTGTTTATGAGTTGGGAGAAATTGCAAGTCGTTCCTGTTTCTGACGCTCTAAATCCTTGCTCGTCCATATTGTAATACACATAGGTCTGACCGTCCGCCTTCTTGAACCTGACGCCTGTCATTTTTCCCCAGCTTGACGCATCGGGGGCTGAATCGTTGGATGATATTCCTTTTCCGCAAACAGACTGTGCGTGCAGGTCTTTTGTCCTGAACTTAATGAACAGAAGCGTGCACCATACTTCAAGGTCAAGGGCGAACGCATTGGCGTAAGGATAGTTCTTCGTGATGTCCTGGTTTTTTGCCCTAGCGTATTTCTCGTAATCAAAACGTGATGCACCTGTCGTAGGCCATCCATTTCCTTTCATTATGTTCACGCCTAGATTTCCTGCTGATGTTGTTCCTTTTACCGTGTTGTCAAAAATAGATCTCTGCTTCCCATCCTTTATCGTGGAGTAACCGATACTTATTCCGAACGGTTTTATCTCTATGGCCGTATCGCCACCGTATGTAAACGGAGCGTCACTGACTAGCCTTCTTTCGTATGTATCATCCGTTCCTCCGTTGATTACCCAGAAAGACTTGGTGTTTACAAGCATAATATCGCTTCCGTCATCTTCTACATCAGTTCCGTCAATAACAATCTTTGACGGGCTACCATCAGCCATTTTGAAGAAATTGGTCTGGTCAAGGAATCCTACTACCTTACCGTCCTTTACCTTTGCCACACGGAACGAGTTGAGGATAGGATGGGATTGTTTGAACTCTTCCTTTCCTATCCATGTCTGAAATACAGGGTCTGTCTGCCCTCTTCTCATCTCCACTCCATACATGTTACCCTGCTGCATCTTTATCTGTTCGAGAAGCGTTTTGTAGTCATTGGTAAAGTCGTTTGTGGATAACGCCTTACCGTCCACCTTGTCCACCTTCTTGTCAAGGGCTGATTTCTGTGCGGTGGATACGGGCTTTTCGGCATCGGACGTATTGTCCACATTTGACAGACCTATATTGTCTTTCGTTATATTGACATTGCCCGTCCTGTAAGACTGTTCGGCATTACCTTTCACGCCTAAGACGGTATTCCTCTGTGCGCCTTCCTCTATCCCGTCAAGTTTGGTTTTTAACTGGGTAGTAAAGTTGTTGTCGGTATGCACATAGCTTTCGTCCATTACCATGCCTTGTCTTATCTTGGACACCGTGACGGATTTGTTCTCTTTAGGGCTTCCCGTCACACATGGTATCATCTCTTCTCCCGTAGCGGTTTCAACGGGAGGCATCTGTGAAATTTTAAGATTATCTTCCATTTTTTTTATTCCGTTAATATTAAACCATCGTTTTCAAGCAATATGCTGTATCCATTTTCAGTGATTACGGTATTCCGAAGAACCTCTAGCGTTATCCTTGAATCAGTAAACTTCCATGAATTGTCAGAAAACGGCATATACCCGTCTTTCTTTACAGACAGCGACATCGTGCTATTTGCCATACCCCGTACTTTTACTGTACCGTCAGACAACGTTTTGTATTGTATTCCACCAACAGTGACTACAGCATCCTGTATAGGAGAACCCGATACATCTACGACCGTTATTGTTACGATAGCCTTTGGTATATAGTAATCAATCAAATCCTGTTCGGTGAATCCGTCATTCTGTTTGGTGGGGACGGAATCGAACCCGAAGGAGTTGTAGAAAGCTGAACTAATCCATCCGCTATCATGGTCAGTATTGCTAAAGAATACAGGAGTTTTAGTTTTATCACCTGTCACATCATTGTTTACTATGGTGATTATTTGCTTTTTGTTTAACAAAGCGGAAACTATTGTAGATTCATTCAGTGTTCCATCAATATAGGTCTTGCCGTTTGAGTTCCTACTATTATAAGCAATACTACCTTTGTCATTGAATACGGCAAACAGCCAAGGTTCAGTAGTATTCAGTCTTTGGTCATAGATAAACTTTCCATCAATGAACGGATTGATAGTTACAAACAACACCTTAACGCCCTGTTGCAAGTTCTGCACCTGCCCGTAATCATCCACTCCGTCAGTTACTAGGGCGTTGGGATAGGATGGGATTTGCTCAATTGTGATATTACAGGTATGAGGATAGGAAGCTGCTATAACTTGCCATTTCATATTATATGTAGCGGAATATGTGGAAGCAGGTAATTCGTACTCTCCATCCTTTTTCATATCAAATATAATCGTTGCCAATTCACCTAATGATGTATCTCCATATACTACATATCTCAATGTTTCATTAGATGTGATACCTGTTACTCTTACTTTGTATTTTTTGGACGGAGAATTAACTCTAGTTTCTATTACTCCACTACTTACTTTTACATTATTTATAGTAATAGTATTGTCTGTTATAGTTCCATCACCTCTTGCGCCACTTAAATAGGTAATAAATAATGCACTGTCAAGATAGTTATATTCATACCCACCCACACCGCTCATTGCAGCAAACAGAAAATTGTTAAGTTTCAGAGGTCTGTTGTTTCCACTGAAATCCTGCAAATAAGGATTAGCTTTTAGTATCTCGTTTGTGGGTACGGATTGTTTTGTAGGTATTTCTTCTACCACAATATTGCAATCCACGTCATTCACATTATCACCTGCCAAATAAAATCCAGGATAAGATGTGTTTGTTGTGCTACTGTTCCTGTGTTCAGGTATGTCATATTCTCCATCAGACGTTATCTGAATATTATCATATCCAATCCTTCCTTTAATAGTGAAACCTGTTGGCAATCCTGTTACACGTATTTTATAAGATTCTACATATTGTAACGGTTTTACAATTATTTGCCAAAATGCAATATTATTGTTATTTGTAGGTGTATGAGTTATCGTACACTTATTTATAGTATTATCATAAGTCAATTTTCCACCATTGTTAACGAAAGGATTTGCATAGGTAACGCCAGGAATATATGTATCCACAGGCTTTGACATATCATACCAAAACACCATGTGTTTTGGTATCCATTCTTCTATCACCTTGTTTATATCGGTCTTTCCTGTACCTGCCGATTTGACAAGCCCAAGTTTTCCTATGTTAAAAAAACCTATCTTTCTCATATCACGTCCGTTTTAACCCACTCATCAGATAAAAGCAGCTTCTCAAACTCTCTTGTGCCTGTGTCGTATGTATCGTAAGGGAAAGGGTGTTCCGTTCCGTCCTCAGGTAACGTCATAGGCATCACTTCCATAACCTTCTCGGTATGGATCATATAATACAGACCGTCTGTCGATCGTCTGAAAACGGACAGATCATCTTCCGAAAACATAATCTCGGCATCTATTTTTGGTACTATAGAAAACTGCATATTATGAATTTTATCTACTATCGCAAAGATAATTAAAAAATAGTTAAACGTATTGATTGCATATGGATTTATGTCGTATATTTGCTGAAAATTTTAAAAAAATATACCGATGAATGTATTAAGCCTTTTCGATGGAATGTCGTGCGGACAAATAACACTTTCCGAACTTGGCATTCCTGTAGAAAAATATTATGCGTCCGAAGTGGACAAATTTGCCATAAAAGCAACTATGCAGAACTTCCCTGACACCATACAACTTGGTGATGTAAGAGAGTTGAATATTAGCTTGCTGGATAAGATAGACTTGATAATCGGAGGATCGCCATGCACGAACCTATCCATGTCCGGCAAGAGAAAAGGGCTTTCAACGAAAGAAGGCATGGAGGTTTTAGACTTGCAAACGTATCTTGAATTGAAGGAGAACGGTTTCGAGTTTGAAGGGCAATCTTATCTGTTTTGGGAATACATACGTATATACCACGAACTTATTAAGCGTGGTGACAATCCCAAGTTCTTCCTTGAAAATGTGGAAATGGGAAAGAAATGGGAATCTGTGTTCAATGAAACAATGGGGAGGAAAGGGATACATATCAACTCTGCACTTGTATCGGCACAAAACAGAAGGCGCATATACTGGACGGATATCCATGACGATATTCCACAGCCGGAAGATAAGGGAATACTTTTAAAGGACATAATCACGGACGGGTATGTGGAGAAAGACAAGTCATGGTGTATGCTTGAATCATGGAACAGGTTTGCCAAGAACCCCGAATCACTGTTGAGAAGATATAAAAAATCACTTACACCGCTTATATTCAACTCACCCGACTGTAATCCCGAAAAAGGTTTCAGAACGCCAAATATTACGGAAGCGGAAAGATTACAGACCGTACCCGAAGGATACACCAAGTCGGTACAACCACATATAGGCATGGGGCTGTTAGGGAACGGATGGACGGTAGATGTGATTAGTCATATTTTTAAAGGAATAAAATGAGCCCGATAGTTAGTCATATATTCGCATTTCTGTGCGGATGCTCGTTTGTCATACTTGGAGCAATTTATATTGGAACGAAAGGAGATTGAATGGAATAATAATAGACGGAGTGCTCCATGAAATGGTTGAATCATTCAATATAATCGTGGGAAAGTAACGGATAAACACTCCCCCTTACTGATAAACGGCAAGGGGGAGGATTGTGTTTATAACCCTGGACCCATAGAAAGAAGCAATGTACTACCTTTATATGCCGCACTGTTAAGGCTTACCCATACCCTTGCAGTTCCTGCATTAATCAGTTCCGATGATATGAATATTCTCACCTTCTTGTCAATGCTAGAATTGGCGGATACTGAAAAATTCTCTATTGTTTCTCTTGATTCACCTATAACCATAGGATCTTCAAATTTCTTACTTGCAAACCTAGACATACAACTATTATTACGGAAAGAAATAGAGCTACTCGAACCGTTTCTCACTCTTACGGTAACTTCAATATATCCCATAACGGATGGCATCACTCCACCAATTATTGTTATGCTTACGTAAGAACCAACTATCTCTATATCTCTTTTGCTTACCATTGGAACGGTGTATGCTATATGAGCAATATCGGGATCATCCTGCTTCAATATAGCTGTACTAAGGAAAGGATAAACTTCCCAATCACCAGCAGTCATACCCCACGAGTTTACAGTAACCGTAGCGTATCCTGTTCCTATCTTCTTGTCGGCAGTAACACGCCTGGACATCTGACTGGTCTTGTGCTTAACGTAGACACCGAAATAGCAATCAGCTATCTCGGCAAAGTCACCCATGTTAATAAAATCAGTATCATTCCCCTCCGATGGCATCATTATAGCCGCAGAACAGACAAAATTACTACTTGTAAACTGATTGGTAGCAGTATCCGGGCAGGAGAATCTACTTATCGGTGCACTGGCACGATGGTTATATCCGTTAAAGTCGGTAAGACGAAATGGAAACTTTCCTCCTGTCGGTGGGGTGTATTCCCATCCGTTCATGCTTCCATCTGCGTGTTTTGGCGCATCCCAGTATCCTGCCATTTGAAAAGGTTTGACACCACAGTTTCCATCCCATCCTTGCCACCACTTTTCATTCGCACCCGGTGCAAGGCTTTCGTAACGTACAGGCTTGTACCGTGCCCACGGGTTTATTTTCCCGTGGGTGTTTGCACAAGCATATCCTAAATCGTAAGCCCCATTCACACTGCCTATGCCAAGAGTGGCGTAAACGTCACCATCAAGGTTTATCGGGGCTGTAATCTTTCCGTTAGAATGACTCATGTTACTTTTCCTCCTGCTCTTTTACGGTAACATATCCCGAAACAAGCACAGTCTTTCCATGACAGTTAAGGATATCACAACAAATGTCACCTTTGATAACAATAGCATTACTAAAATCCCATCCATCTTTTTCGCTCATGGTATATATTATGCCACTTGCTCATTTATTACATTTCACATTACCTTCAATGTAAATGTCAACTTTTTTATTATTTTCTTCCATATCGCAAATATACTAATTAATTCCTAATCTCTTTTCCAATTCTCTTACTCTTTTCTTTAATCTTGTAACTTCATCGTCAACTTCCTGCAAGCCTTTCCACACAACAGGGATAAGTCTTTCATAATCTATGGTGTAATAGTCCTTGAATATATCACTGACCCACTGACTGTAACCGCCGGAAAGTAAATCCTGGGCGATAAGACCATAATTCCATTTTTTATGATTGAATATCTCGGAATTTCTCTTGGCAAGATTGTTCCAGTGATACTTCACACTCCGGAATTTACGGATAATACCCATAGCATCATAACCCTGAATATCGGTTTTCAACCTTATATCGGAAGAGGATGCCTTGGCTGTAATTGCTCCGTTTGCTGTAATATTAGTTGCAGCATGGAAATTGTTCGCTGTGACACGCCCTGTACGGCAGTTCACTGACATGGCTATCTTGTTCTGATACGTGCTAGAACTAGTAGTAGTAAATGAAACGCCATACCATGAATCTATGACAAGATTTGATAAGGTCGAACTTCCAACCTCATTTCCATTGTCGTTCCCACTATGCCGGATATTCGCATTTGGTGTGGAAAAATCAATACGGGAAAATCTAGTTGTGCTCGGTAACTTCAAATAACAGTTTGAACCTCCGTTTACACTAACTCCTGCTCCAGTATTGGCAGAATGGTAATCCTGTATATAGAACGTTCTTGCAGTAGTCCATACATCCGCACTAGAAGCCCTACTGTCAGCCAGTGTAGAAGCACCTTCTGCCGATACAGCCACAGACGTATTGGATGCGGATTGCAGTCTTATCCATGTGGAAACGCTAGCACCGTTAGCCCAATATTGGTATTGTATGTACCCATTGTGGTATGAGCTAATCTGACGCACCTGCAATTCAAAATTGTTTGTCCCTACACGTACAAGGCGAATATTATCCATTCCTTTTGCAAATGTAGGAAGATAAAGGCGTGCCGAGTTTGAAACACTTCCTACATTGCTGTCAGAAGCAGAAGGAGCACTTCTCATTTGGAAGATGGCACAGAAGTGGTAATATCTGACTTCTTCCTGTGCATGATTTCCATAGGCGTACCATATCCTTCCCCAAACCGTTACTGACCTATACGGTCCGGTTCCCGATTCAGAACAAGCTAATATCTTTTTCCAACCATTATCAGTACCACCTAGAGCGAACTGTAATGAATGAGTAGCGGTGGAATTATAATTTCTAGGTATATCCATTATATGCCAATCATCCAGTAAGTCCGCATTCAAATTGATATTCCATGTAGTAGAAGAACATTGGTAAGGTGCGGTTCCTGTGTCTACGGTGGACACGAACCTGCTCGATTCAGCATAATTACCTATTACAACCTTGTTATCTCGCAGTACGATATTACATAATACATTATCGCTTGAATTTCTTGAATCAATCCGAGCATAGGAACTTCCACCGCCCAATACCAACCGTCTAGCCGAATCCCAGTTTGCAGCAAGATAACCATTATGGGAAGTAATGTTGCTGTGTACATCTAATACCCCTGTTCTTACATTCAGCCACATGGCATTGTTTCCTTGTCTTACACCGCTGGTAGAATCTATTGTAGGATACCAACCGATTCCATTCCATGATGCAAAACGTAAATTAGCATCGGTTGAAGAAGCTGTATCACCACCACCATGAATCCAATTACCCGAAGTTTTAACTACTCTTGTTCTATGAGGAATATAAAATCCTTTGTTGGTATCCATCGCCAAATCCCCTGTCATGGTGTCCCCCGACTTCTTTACGTAACGTCCGTCAGAATAGCTGGCATAGTTTACACTGTCTAGCAACATTCTCCAAGGTTTTTTATCATTATTAAATCCGCTTCTGTATTGAATACCATTAGTGGGTGAATCTGACGCTGAGGACGTGTGATTATACCATATATCTAATCTCGTATTTCCTCCTGGAAGAGATATAACAGCACCATAATAATATATAGGATTAGCCATTCCGTCTGGCTTTGCATTGCTATACTGTCTTATTCCTATCTGTGCCCACAAAGTATTATATCCGTCAATACTGTAAGTATCTCGGTGTCTTAAAAACGAATTTTCATGCAACCCGTCAAGAAGGTCTGCATTAAGATTGGCGTTTACAGTAGTAGACACGCATTGATAGGGTGATGTTCCTTGTGGTGCTTTTGCTATGAACCGTCCTGTATTGTAAAAGAACATTTGGCTATCCCCAGCTTCCAATGAATTATTTCTGCTGACAGCAAGTCCATATCCAGCAACAAACGTATCATACCACTCATGGCGTAACATTACTTCTTGATTGACATCATCACATCTGAACCAAATACCTTCTCCTTGATTCTTTGCAGTAGAACCTGTTGACCTTATTACAAGCTGTTTGTTATAGGTTGAGTTAGCTATTGTCAGTACACCGCTCATGTTAACGCTACCAACGCCTGTCATGTTTCCGCTTACATTAGCCGTACCATCAAATGACTGCCCCCATAAAGTCCTTGGGGTTTGCAGTTTTTTAGCAGCTTCAGAAGAGTTCTGCAAGTTTGCAAATCCAGGATTTACATAAGTGCTCCATGACGGTGCTTTTGTATCTGCTTGGTATAGCGTTATATTCGTATTAGCCCATCCGTTTCGGTCATGGCTGTATAACAGATTGGCTTGTATTATGGAATAGTCACTTCCACCATAACAGTACAGTTCTATGTTTTTCTTTTCCGCATCATGATAGATACGTATGTTTGACCTATTGATATTGTATGATGCTATCAATAGACCTTCCACTACAGCCGTACCTCTAGTTTTGACAACTAACAGACCAAACAAATCACTAAAGGATGAGTGCAGCACAAAGCAAACGTCTGTCATTGTTTCCGTATTACGTATGGAGTATGTAGCTATTCTACACCATGCAGGTTTAGTGCCTCCTACCGTATATCCGTATTTTATAAGGGCGTTTGATGTGCCGAACGCATGGTATCCGTCCAACAAATCCGCACTTAGATTATCTACGGTTGTATTGCTTGAAACTATCAAAGGTGATACCCCTGTGGCAACCTTAGAAATATACTGCCCAGCCGTTACCTTTTTCCAATAACCAACATCATTACCTAATACCAACTGGTTGTTTTTTGCTTCTACTGGACCTATATAGTCATTTAAAATACAGAAGATATTCTCATTTCCTGCACCGAATACAAGATTACCTGCCGTATTCCTTATCCCTGTTATATTGTTGCTGAATAATATATTTTGCGTAAACGTCTTTTGCCCTGTAATAGTTTGGTTGGTGGATAAAGTCACCCATCTACCGTCCAATACGGAAGTAGGGATATGACTTGCGTCTATGACTTTACTTGAATCAGCCTTTTTCAATTCAGCCCACATAGCGTCAGCGTCAAGTCCTCCCTGCCCAGCCATGTCGTACAGTTTCTTTATCGTGTACGCATTAAACGTATTGTCAATGTCTGAATCGGAGAAGGTTGTGCCGTCAGTAAGGTTTGCGAAGCTGTAAACGGTATTTACAACACCGCTGCCACCACCGCTACCACCTGTTTTCACGCCAAGAGCAGATACCCAACCGTCCGAGTAGAATCCTACCGTGTTTCCGTCTGTTCTATGCTTCACTCTCAGAGCCTTGTTTGCAGAATCGTAAACAAGTTGGGCATCTCCTATCTGTATATATTCGTTTGCTGTAAGTCGTGCTGCGGAAACGCCACCTGTAAATCTTGCTGAAACGCCATTGAGGTGTCCTTGTTTGTTTATTTGTATTACTCCTACATCTGACGTATCTCCATTAGGACGGAAATAAATCATACCCTCATTTCCATAGCTTGATATGGCGGTATTACCTGCCGTGTTACGGAAAACGATATTTCCGCCATAAGACAGACCGATACCACTATTCATCAGAATATTCTTGGTAAATGTCTTTTGTCCAGATATGGTTTGGTTGGTAGTCAAGGTAACGGCATCAGTAATCCCGTACCCTGCCAATGTGGTAGGATTATCACCAACTGTAACACGCCCGTAGGTGTCTACTGTAACTTTCGTATATGTACCAGCATTCACCCCCGTGGTAGCCAGTGACAATGTGCGGTTTGCGGACAGGTTTCCACCTCCCGTAAGACCAGTTCCTGCACTTATCGTTATGGTCTTGTCCGCTTTCAGTGCAAGAAGTTCGGCTAGGTTGTCGCTTTCCGTAAGACCGTCAAGAAACGCTTCAAGCTCTTTCCATTTGTTGATGATGTTATCGGCATCGCTTCCTTCTAGGAAGTTGTTCAGCTTATTGCTTAACTGTGTTACGGTATTGTTAAGCGTGCCTAAGTCCTGTTGTCTAGCGAATGTTTCCCCGAATACGGCAGTAATGGTTTTTCCGTCAGAACTAAGTGTCATGTCTGTTACGGCATTTCCACTCCCCGACTGGGTGATGTTCTTTATACCACCACCTTCCTTCGCCATTTTCCAAATCTCGTTTATCGTGTACGCATTAAACGTATTGTCAAGGTCTGAATCGGAGAAGGTTGTGCCGAGATTGGAAAAACCATATACGTTTTTCACAAGTCCGTCACCACCGCTTCCTCCGCTTCCTCCGGGAGATACGCCCAAAGCGGAAATCCATCCTCTGGTATAGAAGCCTATTTCCGTACTTCCATCTATATGCTCAAATGTTACTGCCTTGTTTACGGAATCATATATAATCTTTATATCGCCAACCTGCAACGCCTGTGTTTTCACCGTGCCGCTTATGTTGGCATCTACAGCGTAAATATTTTCCCATCTTTTCGATTCAAGACCAAGAGTGGATGCGTTGTTCACGCTAGGAACGACATTTGCCGTAGACAACTGACCAGTAAATATCTTGCTTGCAGTTACTGTCTGTTCCGTATCAATCGTTACAAATTTATTGTCAGGAAGATGGGATATGTGAATTTTCTTTGTCGGATCATCCTTTCCCAACTCCTGCCACAATTTGTCCGTATTCATTCCGCCTTCCTTGGCTAGCTTCCATATCTCGTTGATGGTATATGCGTTGAATGTATTGCTAAGGTTGGAATCGTCAAACGTCTTACCTAAATCGGCAAATCCGTACACGGCCTTAATCAGTCCGCCTTCACCACCTCCCGGTTCTCCGCTACCACTCTGTGCGCCCAACGCTGATATCCATTGGTTTGTATAGAACGCTGACTTGCATCGTAATGCTTGGTTTGCTTCATCCCATTCAAACCATCCGTTGAACTTCTGAAACGATGCAATAAGGTCATTAAGGAGTTGTTCAGAGAAAATATTTGTTCCGCTTCCCATACCACTTCCACCTAATGTTACATTTGTCGTATTCTGCGTTGAAGCCGTTTGATTTTCCTGTGCCAACCGTTCATAGAAAGACAGTATCTTTCTTCTTGCAATGGTGCATGAATATGACGGGAACATATTTTCCTTGGAATATTTAATTTCCAAAGACTGTATCTGCAACTGCATATCCACTATCTGACCGTTATCAGAGAAATCGAACACGCCTATTCCATCATCCCTTACCTTTAGCATATTTCCTTCTATGAAGTCAATGAAAAGGTTAGGATGCTCTGCGACAAATCCGCTAGATATGTCAAGTGAAACGGTTCGGTTCTCATGGTCATATCTTGACAGGTAGTCAAGAGCCGCCTTTTCAAGCGTGTTCTCAGCCATTGTCACATACGATTCGGGCATGACAATATTCAGAATGACAAATTCAGTTCCTGCTGCAATTGAAGGAGATTTACCATCCGTATAAAGGGGAAGTTTGGCATTGTCGCTATCTGTTCTGTAACATGATATTTTATATCGTGCCCCCTTGTTGAACATGGCAACATCCTCTTTCGTTTCCCCCGTATCACCGTTCACCTCACCGTAAAGAGGAATAATACCGTTTTTGTTTATCTTAAATTCCGTTCCCGTATAAGTTCCTGTACGCATACTGAACACCGCGTCCGTTACAGAAGCATATTTATAATAGAACCTGTCCTGTGAACCGTCCTGATTACCGAAATGTATGTTGCAGGTCATTTCCTCACTAAAGCCTATCTTACAGCTTCCGGCAGGAACATCGGAATCAAACGTGAACTCAACACGTATGGTGACTGTCGTATTCTGACCTTTTTCTATATATCCTACAAGAGCGGTCTTGTCGTAAGGTATTTCAAGCATACCAGTAGCACCTTCCTCTCCGATAACAACCTCTTTCAATGGAGAAGCCTGCCCCAATACACGGTTTAAAACCATACGTAGGTTAATCTTCACCTTTTTCCCTACAGCATCACTTCCTATAGGTAATATACTGAAAAGCATCTTCCCGGAGAATGTGGCAGTAACCTTTACAGGCTGGTCATAATATGCCCTTGTACCATATATATCAAAACTCTCGAAATCCCTGTACTTGTCAAACATAGCATGGGGTTTGTACTGGGGCTGCACATTGTCGTTTATCTTGTCGGATGAATCACCGTCCTCATATACTTTGTACCCTAGGTTGAATCCGGGAGAGGTCATATAAATGAAGAAACTGTCACTATCATCACTCTTTATAGGAGTAGAACCGATAATCTTATCTATTCGTGTAGATGCGCTAGCACCCTCACCTGCCACCTTTCCCGATTGAGGGTCTGGTTCTCCATCCGCCTTGTATGTATCCCATTCTGGAAGTCCTGACGGGTACAGATCGCCAAGTTTTTTCCCTCTGATGGAAGGGTATATCCCACTGAACGTGTTTGATATGGTTTTTCCTCTCACACCATAGTTCTTCAATCCGTATTCGCTGTCAATATAATATCTTATATTCCCGTCAGAATCATTCGGAAGAAGGATGTACGGGCAATAGCGTGATTCATCGGCAGGCTTAGCGTCTTTCTTGTATTCGGGAGGGACGTTCCTGCTTCCACCTTGTGGTATGATTCGGGTTATGACAGGTGTGCTTGTATCTACGGAAGAGGAAACTTTTACAGCACCCCCACCGTCACCCTGCTTGAATGTCCAGTTTACGGACGGTCTTGTCTTGTCCGTAATGGCTATTATCCCACCGTTCGCTGTCGTTGAGAAGTAATAATTGAGATAAAACTTGTCATAGAAGTTCTTCAATGCTTCAAACAGGTTGGTCCCATCGGTTATATCAATCATATCCTCCGTCAGTTCGCCTTCCGCATCCACATTCAATGTCCATGTGCCAATTCCTGTATATCCTGCACCCAATGACGCATTGTAAGATTCTATATTCGCTTCTATACGTGCTGCAAGCTGTTTTGCATCACCCCAAAACTGGAACAGACCGCCATGTGTGTATCTTATCTTGTTTATTTCCCCACCTGTTCCGCTTACTATGTCAAGAAATGCCACATTCTGCAAAAGCACCTCCTTACCGTAAAACAGAAGGGAGTATTTGTATTTTCCTGCTTCGTTAAGATTATCTCCCGATGGGGCTTGGTACAGGATGAATGTATTACCGTTATATACGACTGTATCGTATTCCGATTCACTCTTTGAGTTGTATGCCTTGAACTCTATCGGAACAACGGAAACGACTTCACAAGTCAATTTTCTCACTTCCTGCAAAGACGGGCTGTATGAAAAATCAGCACTCTCCGCAATAACCCTATTTCCTCTTTTAATCTGTAAAATCATTGGTCTTTAAAGCGTTGGTTGGTCAATACTGAAATTTAACGAAAATGTATAGGCGGACACAAGTCGGTCCGGGTTCTGCAAGTCCTGAACGTCCTGATAACTCATCTTTGCGCCTGTTTCAAAACCCGTGCATCTTATCACCTGCTTTGCCGATTCTCCCCATACATCATTCCATATAGAGAAAGAGGATGAACCGTATGGCGTACCGGGAGTGGCAGGTATCACATTGGTTATATATGAATAGAACGAACGGATATTCGTCTTTACCGTTTCCACATCTCCCAAAGCGGCAAATGTTATGCTTCCTTCCGTTGGCTGGTAAACAGGCGTGACAGGTTCGTACACCTTCTGACCGTTCTTGTCATACCATTTTTCGGCATAGGCTTCCTTTCTTGTCGGCAAATCCCATAATCCCTTGCTTTCAAGTATATACAGCCTGTATGTGGCATACAAATCCTTTGCCGTATCGCTTCCTTTCTTTATAAAATATTTAGATATAGCCATTCGTGTACATTGTTTATTAGTGCAAAAATAACAAAAATAGTCTTAGAAACAATCTAGTTTTAAAAAATAATTCATTATATTTGCATCATAATCGGTGCTTTGGATGAGTGGTTTAGTCAACGGTCTGCAAAACCGACAACAGCGGTTCGATTCCGCTAAGCACCTCAAGTGATTGGATTTTTTTTGTTCATTATCAATCTCAAACGCCCTGCCAACTGTGAAGCTAGCAGGGCGTTTATTTTAGTCAATTATAACCTTTATCGCATTTCCGCCTGACCTTGGGGCAATGGAAACGACACTTAGGAGTGCTGTCTTTATCGCCATAGTTGCGGCAAGCTGCTGGGTGAGAACCTCCAACTGTGACTGCTGTATGGCTGTCATGTTCGTTCCTCCCGTTCCTGCCGAACCACCATTTAACGATACCAACTGACGGAGAAGATCGCTTTGTACAACCATTTCGTATCTCATCCCGTTAAGATACCCCAACGCTTGATTAAATGTATTCTCGTCAACTCCTGCAATGGCATTGGACAGACCTTCCGCATTTTCCTCTGTTTCGGTAAGCATTCCGCCTAGTGCATTGTTTATCTCATTGACTACACCTCCAGCTTCCGCAAAGGCTGATTCCAATGAACCCATTACATTTCCTAGTATTATAAGTTCATCCTTGTCTATCTTGTTGTCTGCAAACATACCACCTTTACCGTCTGCTCCGAACAATGTGGTCTGTACCTGTTGCATTGCCTTTTCTATGTACTGTCGCTGTACCAAACTCTTAACAACATCTCTCATAACGTCTGCCACAGTATCCTTGTACGCCTTGGCTGCATCCTCTCCTTTCAGCCATGCTTCGACAAGAGCGTCACCTATCTGGCTAGCCCAATCTTTCAAGTCAATGCTATACAATTCGCTGGCAAGCGTTTCCGTATAATATCTTATCTCATACTCCAATTCTTTTATTGTCTGTTTGTAATCTTCTACTTTTTCTCTATCTGACTTTTTCTTATCTTCTTCGGCTGCTAGAATATCCTTTTGAATTTGCAACTGTTCTTTCAGATTTGATACCTGTTGGGATGTAACCTCATCAAGTTTTGCCGGGTCTATAATGTGCTCAAATTCCTTTTCAAGCATATTATAGATATTGGTCAACTTCTTTGATTCAAACTGTAAATTTTCTATATGCTTTTGAAGTCTTTTGTCATGCTGTCTGTTAAACGTTGCAATAACGTCAAGCGGCATTGATATAGCCGAGCCTATCGCGCCAAAAAGATCACCGCTTTTGAATGAATCCCATGATTTCTTCACGCCTTCATTCATAACTCCCATAGCCTCCGAGAACTGGTTCATTTCGCGCATGAAACCGCTGTCAGTATCCTTACCCATAGAATCCATAAGGTTAGACACGGATGCTATTATCTGCTGTATAGCCCTTATGGCATTGTATATGTTGGTTATGATAAAGTCGATAAGATTTACCGTCTGCAAAGCGTTTTGTGCGGCAGCCATCATTCCTTTACCAGTCTTGACAGCTTCCTGTCCGCTCTTATATCTTGATTCGGCTTCCGACTTGGCACTTAACGCAGCATTGGCGGCTTCTTCATCACCGTTCTTCATCGCGTCCTCGTATGCCTTGGAAGCATTTTCGATGTCAGCCATAGCCTGTTGCATATCATTCATGCCTGCCATCATCTTTGACTTTCCTGCATCATAACGCTTGTTGTACAGACCTTCAATACCTTCTTTCATGTACGTCTGCAAGTCAGACTGGTTATTCTTCATCATCTTCTCTATCTGCTTGTCCACACGTTCAAGTTCTTTCATGTATTCCTTTGCGCTGATAGCACCAGACCTGAACGCACTGTTGAGCATTTCCCTTACTTTGTCGGCAACGGTATTTGCAGCTTCCATAGACATCGCTTCAACAGCACCGAAGAAGTTCTGATAGTCTGTGGTCAGCTTGAACAAGTCCATCTCTTCGCTTTTCTGCAATGCGGAAGATAAGAATGTGTTGCCCATACCCTTTGCCGTTTCAATCCTTTGACGGTACTTCTCTCTAATAATATCAACTTGGGTGTAGTAGTCACCATATTTTTCAAGGTCATTAGCATACTGCTTTGCCATCTCACCAAAGTAGCCTTTCCATGCATCAATCATTCCTTGGATAACCTCTTTCTGATCTTCTCCGATATTCTTATTCTCCTTAATTGCTTCCTGTATCTGATTTATATACTGGTTCATTGAGGTGAATGAAGATGTATCGGGCACAACAGAAACGCCAAGGTCAAGATTCATTCCTGCCAATGCGGATTGCAGATTGTTATATATGCCTGCTGCAAAACTTTCAGCCATAGTAGATGTGTCACCGCTAAACTGAACGGCAAGATCTAAGGCAAGTTCGGAATCACCTGTTATTCCAAGTATGTCACTGTAAAAGTCATACTTGTTCTTGTATCTGTCAAACTCATCCGTAATCCTCTTCATCACCTTCTTGGCTGCATCAACATAAATTTCAGAGGACAATTCGGCTGCTTTCCTTGCGTTTTTAACAGCATCCTGTGGGACACGTGTTTCCAATTCCTTTGCAGCCTTGTTATAATTGTCAACAATAGCCTGTTTGTCATATACAAGGTCTACGCCAAGTTTTAACGCCTGTGAACCGTAGATGGATTCAATCTGCTTTTTGGCTTCTTCCTTACCTATGTTAATGCTCAAATCCTTGAACTTGGAATAGGCGGATTCAAGCAATGACAACCTGTTTTTCCAAAGGTCAGCAAGAGGATCTCTTTTTTGTGCTTCCTTTTTCTGCTTTTCCAGTTCAAGGTTGAATTGTTTTGCTGTTCCCGTAGCCTTTGACATCGCTTCGTTGGCAGCGTTAAACTCGCTTATTATTTGCCTTAATGTTTCAAGTTCTTCAGGGTCTACCAATCCTGTCAGTTCGTATTTATCCCCTACTTTTTTCAGTTTACCCTCTTTGGAAAATTTGTCAATAGTTCTCTGATAGTTTTCTATTGTACTTTTTGAATCCTTATATTCCTTTTTTACGGCATTAAAGAAATCTTCTACAGTCTTTATATCTGACGTTTTGATTGTTATAGTCCACGCTTTTCCTGTAATCTCGTCAAGAGATTTCTTCCATCCTGTCAATCCTGCTTGGGCTTCCCTATCATCAAGTTCAAATTGAATACGCCATCTTTCTTTTGCTAGTTCGTTTAATTTCTTTCTAGCATTTTCCCCTAATTCATTAGCTACTGCAAATTCATCAAGATGTATCTTTAATTGTTTCTGTTGCTCATCAGTAAGGTTTTTTACATCTATTATATTACCAAATACATCTTTAAGTTTTTTCTCAGTATATTTTGCAAATAAATTAAATGATGATTCAAGTTTTTTTACTTCATCCGTAATGCCCATCCTCAATTTCTCATACTCCTTCAACAATTCCTCACTGTCAAAATGGGTTTTGTTCTTGAATATTTCAAATGTCCGTGCATCTCCTGACGTTTCAGCCAAAGAACGTATCTTCTCTACAATAGTAGCCGCCGAAGCCCCTTTGTTTATCAGTTCGGTAAGTTCGTTTCTCCATTCCTTAGTACCCTTACCCATATTTATAATCTCCTTGGATGCCTGTACTATCTGCCCACGAAACTCTTCTATATCCTTACTTGCCGAAGTGAGTTTTACAGACGATTTCTCGTAATCTTTAAGCATATCAGAGAATGAATCGCCAAATACGCCCGTAGATGTTGCCTTATCCGCCTTGAACATTATATCCGCATTTTCAGCAGCACGTTTATAAACCTGCTCTAGTTCCGATGCTGACTTTTGCAGATATTCCACACGAGATCTCTGATCATCTATTTTCTTACTGTTTTGTACTATATATTGCCCCATATTGCCATATTTAGACAATATTCCAGTCAGTGTTTCTTCATACGTCTGCAACTGTTTCGTGTCAAGCTGTTCAAGGTTTTCCGGGGTGAGTTTATCGAAGTTTATCTTGTCAAGGTCTTTTTGCAAATCACTGTATGATTCACGGAAAGACTTTGCACTATCCTTTATCTTCTGATTGAACTCTTCCGAACGTGCAGACATAATATGAAACGCTTCCGCTACAAGTCCTGCAACAGTAAGTATCGTCATGAGCGGATTAGCCTTTATCGTAAGCCACAATGTTTTCAATGAATTTGTCAAACCGAATGTTGCCAGTTTGAATCTGTTCATCAACATTGTCGTTTTTGTCATAGACAACATTCTTGCAGCTTCCGCACCTGTCAGTTTTAGTTCGGTGACAAGAAGGTGACGTTCAGCCTGTGTCAACATATTGGTGGCAAGAATACGTTTAGCCATCTCTGCCGACATCTTTCCCGAATTAACGGCAGCAGCTATCTCTACGGCAGACAGCTTGGATGCTGTCGCTATCTTCCATCTCTCGGCAGTAGTGAGCGTTCTGTACATCGCAGCCTGTTTAAGCAACTGTGCTTCCCGTAATTTCTCAGCCTTAATTGCATTAGTTGTTGCAACAACTTCTTTTCCCAGCATAGCCGTTCTAGCCATCTGCAATCCTTTCAATGCGGCATATCCGACAGCAACGCCCTCTATTGCTTTAGAGAAGTATCTCCAGTTGTTCATTGCATCGGTTATGCTTCCAACGATACCTTTCAGAACGGAATCATTCGCCTCGCCTATGTCATTCATCATAATCTTGTATGAATCGGCAAGGTTACTTACCATACCTTTCAAAGATGCGGCTTGTATTTCCTGCATCTTGTAGAACATACCACCATCTTCCGTCATTGTGGTAAACATCTCCCGAATATACTCGAAAGGAATCTGACGTGTTGATATGGCGTTGAACACATCATCAGTAGTTTGAGCCACGCCTCTTACTTCTTCCAGTTTCTTTCTCAATGCGTCCAATGCAGGAATACCAGCTTCTGTCAACTGGCGTAATTCCTGTCCCCTTAACACACCTGCGCTTCTTATCTGGCCATAGACAAGAATGATACGTCCCATATCAACGCCAAGACCTGCGGAAACGTCCGCAAGGCTTTTCATTGTACCGTACAATTCATTGACAGGTATCTGGAATGCTGCAAGCTGTTTGGTATATCCAACCAAATCACTGAACTGGAAAGGAGATATTACAGCAAGGCCCTTAATCTGACTGAATATCTGGTCAGCCCGTCTTGCATCTTGTATAATGGCACGTAAAGATACCTGTTGCAGCTCGAACTCCCCACGAATGGCAACAAGTTCCTGAAACATATCTCTGAAAAAGTAGAACCCGGCATAAGTCTTTATCGTATTGACAAACTCACGCATCATTCTGCTCTGCTTTGTCAGTTCCTCGGTAAATTCCTTTGAACTTGCGGCATTTTTCTGATTGGTCTGCTGCATCTTTGTTCCATAGGATGTAGCTTCGTTTACAAACTTGTTATGTTCCTGTATCTTCCTGTTGAGAAGAGTAAGGGTACGGTTATAGTTTGCATCAGTCGTATTAAGTGCATTACGCCTGTTTGTCAATTCAGAAATAAGATTGTTAGCCTGATTGATAGACGTAGGATTGATATTAAGCAATTCATTCGTTGATGTTTTTCTTAAAGATGATTGCAACTTCTCCAATCTGCCTTGCAATTTCTGAATAAGAGCGTCAGCCTTTGTTATCTGATTGCTGTTTAAAGGAACTTCAACCTTGAATTTATTCAATAGTTCAAGGCGTTTTTGTATGGCAGCAATTTTCTTGTTCAAGTCCTCAGCACTTCCCTCCGGCATACCAAGGGCAAGTCCAGACTGACCAGAAAGGTATTGTAGATACTTCTGATTGGTCTGCTGCATCTTCTTACTCGCCTGCTCCTGCTTTGATGCTTGTCTATCCATCTCTTTTGTCCGTGCAATCTCCATCTCGTATTGCTGGCGTAGAAGGTTAAGTTCTCTCTCATCGGAAATAGACAATTTGGGCGCACTGTTAGCAGTAAGGGAATATGCCGTTTTCAATCTGTTCAATTCAGCCACAAGATCATCTATCGCTTTCTTCTGACTTTCAAGATTGGCTTTTCTTGTAGCCATCCCCTTATCCCCACCTGCATTGCCTAAGTTACGGTAAGTCTTTTCCAGTTTGTCATACTCCCTTGTCGCTTCGACAATCTTGTTTGACAATTCTTCCATCTGAACAAGTATATCCATTTTCTTGTTCGACTTCCCTTTCCCTACCTTGGACGCGTTTTCATTCGCTTTGTTTATCTTATCTACAACCTCGCTAAGTTCTGCATTCATTTTGCCTATATCGGTCAACATAGGCTTAAAGGACATCTCCTGGTTAAAGGTGTCCTGCAACTTCTTCTGTATATCCTTTATCTGTTTGTCAAGACCGGAATCATCTAGACCGATCTTAAACTTTAATGCTCCTAAATCAACATCAGCCATAGTTATTATTTTTTAATTATTGCAAAAATAGCAAAAATAAACACAAGAGCATGATTTACAACAAACAAAAATCCATTAGTATTTTTTAACATATTAAAAATTGTGGATAAAAACGATTATGTTATCTTTGCAATAAAATAATTTTTTTAACTATGGCTATAGAAGAAAACAAAGTAACACTCGTTGGCGTAAATTCAGCCAGCGTAACATTCAGCAATGAAGCTAATGTGGAAAAACAATACAAGGTGAACGCGAATGTAAATGTATCAAACGGTAAAACAATTGATTCATTTGATGGCGGAGAGGTGAAATCGCTTGAATCAGAGAACCAACTCGCCACATTCTATTTCAATCAGAACGGTGGTATAGCAATCAACTACAATGACCACCCTGAACTGGATACCCAAATCGCTATCATTACTATCATCAACTCTTTCGTAACCGATGTGACAAAATATATCAATACGAAAGGAATCTCATCAGTTTCAATCTAAAAAATGCAAGAAAAATGACGAACCAAGAAATGTTTTTAAAGAGATTAACTCTCTTGAATATCCCCTTATCACTAGAAGGGAAGGAACTTCCATCAGAACTGAAAGCAAAAATCATGCTTATGCGTGTCGCTTACGACAAAGCTGCAAAAGCATTCGATGATGATATGCAACAGGTTCTTAAAGAAATAAAGAAGGAAGGATATGACGAGCGCGCACAGAAAATCAATCGCATGAAAGAGATTGACGGTAAGGAAGATGCGACAAAAGAGGAAAAGAAAGAAGCGGATGAAATCAGAAAGACAGAAGAAGATTTCAACAAGGAAACAGAAGAGTTGAATAAGGCATACTCCGAAGCATACCAAGAGAAAATGAAAGAGGAATGTGATATGAAGCCTAGAAAATTCGCTTTTGAAGGATTCGCTAAAATCATTGAACTTATTGGTACTGACGGTGCAATTAAAGTGAAATGGAACTCTCCCGAAGCATTGGAAATACCGAAGGAGGAATTTATCTCGCTTATCGCAACAAACTTAGTAGATAACCTCGAATAATATATAAGATATTAAAGTTTACTGTATATTTTATATATGCTTCATTTGGAGTCAGGTTATTAGCCTAAGCACTTTGAGTGCTACGTTGGATGAGAATGATATATAGTTACCTACGGATGTTTACCCAAGTCTGTAGCTCTAAGTTAAGTGGTTAAAAGGAGTAGCGTATTCGGTGAAACGGTGCTGCTTATGAAAACCTCATCCAACATTGGCGATGGGTATTTAACGGGAGTAATCCCGACTTATGTTGAATAAACATTAATTTAAAAGACAATGGAAGCAACAAGAAAGATGTTTCTTATAAGAAATTGAAATATATTTCATATGGGTTGATTGATGTGACGAATAAATGAATTTCAGATTTATAATATGATTTAATGTTTTTAACAATAAAACGCACATGAATAAGCCGTTTTCTATATTGCTATTTTTTTTGTTACTGTCGTGTTCTTGTTCACGCAAGCTACTTCCATCTTCGACAAATACAACTATAGTAGACCATAACACGACAGTAACGGAAAGAGTAGTATGGCAATCAAAAATAATAACTCTTCCAACAGAACACATACAACATACAACATTTGAAGATAGTTCACACTTGGAAACATCATTAGCCGTATCAGACGCTAAAATAATGTCGGATGGCAGGCTTTTTCATAGTTTGAAAAACAAGAAAGACTTTCTACAAGACAGTATTCCATCTTTGGAAAAAGAAACGGTAGTGACGAAAGATTCGATAATAACCGTGGAGAAAATTGTAGAAGTAAAGGTAGAAAAAGAATTGTCTAAATGGCAAAAAATACTGATCAATCTTGGATACATAGGTATCGGTTTCATATTGTTTTCAGGTTACAAAATAGCCCGAAAGTTCGTGTAACTTTCGGGCTTGTTTTATTTATCTACTGAACTAGGAGCCGGACCACTATCCTTTTTCATCCGAAGAATCACAGGATCAGTAATATTGTGATAATATCCGTCTGTATGCTTATACACGATAGGTAATTATATACAATTAATTATACACTTGTATAAATACCTAACAATTTTTGTTTCTACATACCGCTGGATTTTATAAATATAGCTCTCATGCTTAAATTTGTCCATTGATTTTGCCCAGATTGTTGTGCTTGTAGGTTAATGCGCACCATTTTGGATGTACCTGTAACAAAATCTTCAAAGGCAGATCCAACGGTTACATAAACAGTCTTAGTTTCTTTACCAGAAAGTATTATGTCTGATGTCATAGGATTCATGTCTATTCCTGTAACAAACTCAGCATTATAATATCTAGATACAGAATCGCTTTCACCTGAATTAAGAGTACCGTTAACTTCTATACGAAATCTATATTGTTTGGTTATGTTAGTATTCCCCTCTCTTTTATTAGTAACCGTAAACTTAAATAAAATATTTGAATATTTAGTATAGATATCAAACGGGTTACTAGGATTTATGCCAGCAGTAAGATCATGCCAATTCATTTGACCATAATATGCAATACCGTTAAGAAGAGCAGATATTAAAGGTTCATTTACTATTCTAAATATCATAACAGGATAATTGTCATTATCCCAAGGAATAGGAACACTCATAGGATATGATTCATCTCGTAGGTAAAAAAGTGCATAAATATTCCTCCCAATATCAGATTCAGAAAATCTAAATTCTATTTGAGTACCCATTCCTCCGTTTTCAATAGGCGTACTAGCCAAAATAGTTCTTATAACAGCAGGAACAGGCTTAGTAGTAAGCGGATTTTGATAATACAAATCAACAGCTAATTTAAGTTTAGAAACCGTATGGCTTAACGCATAATCCAAATCACTAAGGACTATACTATTTTCTGAAACTTTCGTATAACGTACTTGATATAAATATACCGTCTGAGCTTGATAATTTACTGTAACAACATCATCTTTAATTACGCGCGTCCTTAAAAACGTTTCCGCATTATGATAATACCCATCAAAATCCAATAGCCTAAATGGTTCGCTATTTCCACCTCTTGGAGGCTCATATTCATAAGATGTATTATTTTTGTAACTAGACAATACATCCCCATTGACATTTACGTTCAACCCGCAATTAGCATTATTATCACCTTTCCACCAAGTATCTAATTTTAAGTTTATAGCCACATCAGCATATCTTACAGGCTTTTTCTTACTCCATTTATTTATTTTCCCATGCGTATTTGCGCACGCATACCCCAAATCATAACCGTCACTAGTAGGACCGATGCCTAGAGTAGGATATACATCACTATCCAATCCGACAGGTGCGGTGATTTTACCGTTAGAGTAACCCATAATCACCCCCTTCCTCTATAACGGTATAAGAACCTTTACAAACAACAATGCCATTATAACTGATACTACGACAATGAATATCGCCATCAATTATAACAGCATCAGAAATATCATAATCACTAGGAAGTTCCTCACCACATAGTGTTATAACTTCGACTGCCCCTGTGCAGCTAGACTGCCCCTGTGCAGCTAGACCGCCCCTGTGCAGCTAGACTGCCCCTGTGCACCCTCGCTTCGCTTCGGTCGCACACCAAATTTCCATTTACAAACAAATTAATCTTCATAAATATTGTTTTTTAAATATTTCGTAACACTATTCATTACGCACCCAACACACCAACCTAAAAGGTATGCAAAGTGCTCATCCTGCCCATTTTTATACCCCATTGATATACCACAATAATCAAATAGATTACATACAAAATGAGATGATTCATGGCAAACAGTCCTTATTCCTAATCCATCTCTTGACAGCCATATCAACACTCCTAAATGTCTTGTTTTCCTTTCCCTAACCATTAGCGTCATTGCATCGCAGTCACTAAATAAATCCTGATTTATATCAAAATCAGTGGAAAATTTTTTCTTCACATTTTCCCGTTGGTCGTCTCCCACTGCAACATACAGTTTAAGAGGATATACTTTAGGATCGTATTTTGTTATCATCGCAAAACATCTTTTAGTAATATATCTGGATGCTCTTCTTTAGGTTTAGATTCCTTGAATCTATATATAAAGCCACTTGCATCCTTGTTAGCTTCCTCATATAAATCTTCTGTAAGAGAAGCCTTATACAACTTAACTTTCTCTTCAAAATGATAATCAAGTTTAGGCTGGTCCATTATTACTGCCTGTATATAACTCCATGAATACTTCCATAGCAAAGCCCAGTCCTTGATTATCATCAATCCTCCGAATAGCCTTAAATCTCCTCTGAATTGGGGGAAATCTTTTTGGATAGATCCTCGTGAGCCGATTTTGCATCGAGAGATAATTTCATGGCATCCTTCTTGCTTAATGTCGCTGTCGTATCTATCAAGAACGCTAAACGGATTGTATTTGTAAAAAAATCACTTACATTAGCCCCCTCCACGATGGCTTCTATCAACGGAGTTAGTTCCTTATGGTCATAGTGCCTGCTTAACCACCAAGCGTATATACGTCTTGCAAAAGGAATTATCTCAAAAAACCAATAGTTATTCAATACTCCTGCCGCTGCAACTTTGTACGGAATAGATGCGTCATTTTTCATAATTGCAATCATTTCCTTTTTCGCTGTATCTGGATTGATAATATCACGTATCAGCAGCTTATCCACAATATAGTCGTATGCGCCTAATCTAAGACCACGTACCTTGAATTTTTTATCACCAACCATAACCTCTTTGTATTTATGAGTGGCAAACTTCTGCATCTTTATCTGATCATCTAAGTCAGGTTGTTTCCAGTTGAATATTCCCATTTTTCTTAAACTAACTTGAACGGTTTTATCATTAATTTTCCTTTCACATCTACCTTTGATATGTTCTTTGGAGTATTTGTATAAACGAATACCCTTGTATATTTAGACGATACAATATCAAGTTTGGCATCGTCAATCAAAGAAACGTGTACTATGCTGTTATCAAGCGCAACAAGGCTTACACGGCTGTTATCCTTGACATACATCTCTCCTATACCGAAATCGTTGAATGTGACAACACAATCACACGAACCGTTAAAAATAGACCATTTAGGATTGCTTATGAACAGGTTTGTATCATCAACGAAGATATTAAACTTCTCCCTAACTCCTGTAAACTCCTTCTTTAATATTTCATTGGACGGGTATCTGTTAAGCAGGCAGAAATCAATGTATCTAATATACATCTCGCATAATTCATATTTATCTAGGTTACCCCATTCGTTCAATCCTTTTTCGCAAGCTCCAAGACTTATAGCCTTTTGCTTTAATTTATCAGACAATTCTTTATCTGTCATGGTGTTATTTTTTACAGCAAAAATACAACAAAGGTCAATTAAAATCAAACGACATTAGTTAAAAAAAACAAAAGCCGGACAAAAATGCCCGGCTAATAATATATAACACAACTTATCCGCCAACTGAATTATTCAATTCCAGAACCATCATGGTTTTCAAATACTGAGTGTTAACTTCCAATGCTGTCACAGTAACGGAGAATCCAAGGTATCCAGCGTTACTTGGAGCACCTGTGAAGCTGACAGCCCATGATGCCTTCGGGAAGAAGATCATACGGTCACCAGTACCGTTGATAATACCGATAGGACGTACAAACTGCTTGAATGAGCTTGCACCAAACGCTTTCAGTTTCTGAGAAGCTCCCTTGCCGAAAACATCCGCAGTGTCAGTCAAACTATCCAATTCCAACTCAGCCTTTGCTTCATTTCCTTGCGTAAAGAAAGCGAAAGCGGCTTTTGATGTAGACATACCTGTAAAGGTAAATGCCATAGTACCCGGTGTGATATTTTGGAATACGATAGCACCCTGTTCGTTCTTTGTTTCAGAAGTATCAGCGTCAGTACCAGAAGATTCCGTAGTACCAGACTCAATATTGGGAAGAATCTTCGGATTCTTAAAACTTGAATATTGAGTACTATCGGTGATTTCAATCGCATCAAATGTCAAAGCAGCCGACTGCCCGTTCAAGTAAGCAGGGCTAGTGTCTAAATTTACTCGTGCCATTCTATTTTCTGTATTTAAAAAGTTATTGTTAATTGTTGAAAACGTATCTACCGATGCGCCTCCACTGTTTTTTCTCACGTTTCTCATGCAGCTAATCCTTTGAAATATCAACATTCAACAGGACGGACATATAATAGAACCCAACCCCGTCAAACATTGGTGGTAAAACATTAAATATCTCGAAATGAAGCTGCACAGTCTTTTGCGGGAACAGTTCTACCATTTTCTCACTCAACGCATCCATGACAGACGGATATACGTTCCCGGGCAATGCCCTTACAAACAGAGTAACCGTAGCCATCGTTTCGCCTTTCCCGAAGTGACCGTAGGGGCCGCTCTCGGTATTGCTGACAATTCTTGTATTGTTGTTTACGACAATAAAACTAGTTACCTTATCATCAACACTTGCAGGACGCTGCACCTTATATACATCGTCAGCAATCTTCTTGTCCAATACAATATTGTACAAGGTGGTATTTATTGTTGAAGGATTAAAGTAGCCCATAACTTCACTTAAAATATTTGTTTAACATATTAGCTGCAATTTTCTTAAAAACCACAGTATATTTACCCCCTTTTAAATCTGTCTTTGTCTTAATCCAAGAATCTGAAAGAACATTCAACAGGTGATAGTTCTCCACATACTTGGCATAATACATGACAGCAGCGACAACCAGTTCATATTTTTCAGAACCATCGGATTTATAACTGTTGAAGAAATCTTCGGCAAGTTCACGCCCCCAATACTCGACATTGTTACGTTTCCTAGGCTCATTTGCAACTTTCGTTGCATTTGCCCACACAATCTTCTTTAGGACTCCATCTTTATAAATGCCGCAACCATAACTATCTTCAAGATTGAAAGTTTGATTGGTAAAGCCTTCCATGTCTTTTATATCATCCATAACATTTGTCGCGATATCTTCCATGAACTGCATGATAGAAGCATCCAAGGCAAGCTGGACATTACTACCAAACTCTTTCAATACTTTATCGTTGTTATTTGCCTGCATTTTTTGTACTTGTCTTTCTTGTTACTGGTTTACTCAGTTTCTCAATCTGCTTTTTTAGCAAATCTCGATCAGCTTTAGCGCATTTCAGTTCTGTTTTAATATTATTCATCTCATTGTAAAGCTCCTGTATCTTCTGATAAGCATTGTGGAGAGATTGCTGATAACTCAAAATTTCCTCTTGCGCCTTCTTCAACTGAGCACCCTGAATAGCAAACCCCTTTTCAAGATTGTCCAAGGTAGAAGAATCAATTTCAGTTTCCATCTTTTCCTTCTTCTGCTTAAACATTAACATTGAAGTTAGAAGGGTTATGCCATTTGTACCCAACAAAGCAAGTATTATTTCCGTCCAGTTGATTGTCATAGTATTCTAGTTTTCTATTTGGTTAAAGTATATCACCGTACCAAATTCCATATTGTTAAATGGAGGTTTCTTTATCTCACGCCAACTATTGCTGTTGTCCGAAAACGGATGGTTGAAATTCTGCCAATCCAACAGACACCCGGAAGGTATGGTTACATCGTTATCTTCTAGGTAGGCGGCATATTCGGATTTGTCAACATTATTCGTTTCCGAACCTGTATCCTTTTCCTGTATATTTGCCCTTCCTTCGTATATCATCTCCCAATATGGGGTAGTCTGATATTTACCCGAACTGTTCTTGTTCTGGTAAATTCTAACCATATCAGGAAACATATCCTCACCTAAAATACTCTTTCCCATACTACCATCTTAATCTAGTTATTTCAACATCTGTTCCAACATCCAAATTCAAACCCCATTTGGCGTATAAATCCTTTGCGCGTTGCTCCAATCTTTTCTTGTCATTGATAGAAATAGTCTTGCTTGTGTCGGTAATTGACCAGTTTCCGGCTTTCTTTGTCTTTCCCTGTATCGTTGAAGGGGCAGTACAAACAATGAGCAACAAATCAGCATAAGCCAGATCCTTCTTCATCTCAGACGTTTCACGGCTGTCATCAGATAAACGGAATCCCCATTTCTGGGCAACACTGATATATGATGTGTTTTTCAACTCATAGTCAATCTGTGCTTTCAGATATTCACGCATAGACATATAAAAATATGCTTCCACCTTCATGTTACCTTTTGCTGTTATCTGAGGTGTAACCTGAATAGTGTACGGATTATCTGAAACTTTCAGCCTATCTTCCGGCTTCAATGTTTCATTGTCAGCAATAAGCCAATATCCGAACTCCACACTTTCTTCGGGAATAGCTTGGAGCGTGAGAGTATCTCCAATGAAATACTCCCCTGCGCCCTTTGCTGTGCCTTCGCCATTTATATCAATAATGACTTTCATGGTTCAACTTTTTACAATCCCGTATTTGACTGTTCGTCAACCTTCATAATGATAAGGTTGTTCGGATTCTTCATCACAGGACACGCCCACAACTCGCCTGAACTCTTCTCAGCATACGGTTCAGAAGAATACTGATGCAAGAACGCGATACGTCCGCCTTCCAAAGAAGAAATACGTACAGCCGGGTTGGTATCCTGCAAATACATTGACGGTGAGTTCTTGATACGGAAGAACTGACCGCTCTGAACAAGAACAACGGTGTTCTTTTCAAAAGACGGTTTGGCTTCCTCAATCACGCCAAGTTTGTTCCATTTTGATTTTTCCTCAATAGGGATAATCACAGGAATAGAGAACACCTTCATCAGCACATCAACAATCTCCTGATTGTTCATAGGATAGATTGTAGTAGATGCTGCGGCAGGAACAAGACGAGCCTGTACTGCTGCTGTCACTTTCGGGTGCATCAGGAAATTGTCATACAAATCCTTGGACATTTCAAAATGATCGTATGGTACACCGTCATTGTCGGCAATCTTACACATTCTTTGAAGGTCTTTAATAGGATCAGCGTTCTCGTTCGGTGTCCAGGCAGTATCGTTAAACCATTTCTGTTTTAACGCTTTCAACTTGTGTTTTGCAGGAACACGATAGTCAATCTGAACAGGGATTGAGTTGGTACCACTAGCTGTATAGTTAAGCATACCTGTAGAAAGAGCCTGATAAGTCATGCAGTTCAACTCGGTATGGAAACCTTGGATACACGCTTCCATCTTTGTGTACCACTTCTCACGGATCTTGTCAAGCAATGCACCTTGCGGAATGTCAAGTTCATAGAACTCCTGAATATCGGTTTCCATAAACTGAATGGCGTGACCCATCTTCGGAATACGGCCCGAATACCATTCAAATCCAGTAGTGTCCATGATAGGCTTTTCAGCCAAAGGAGCAAGCATCACAGGACGGGTAGCCTGTGTGTATTCGTCAACCATCACGTTCCATGATTTGCTCATCTGAGGAACATCCCAATCTCCGTAGCTTCTCCAGTTTTCGTTATCAAATTTCTGATTGGCATAATCCATAAGTTCCTGCATCTCCCCAGAGAAATGCCAATCATAGAAACTAAATGTCGATCTTTGCATAAAACAAAAAATTTTAATTAGTTATACAATGTGTAACGGAAAACGCAAGGATATGATTCATCATCCTTCATCGCCTTTTTGATTGCCGAAGCTACGGGCGGAATGCGTTTTTCCAAAATCTCACTTGTCACCATCCATGCACCGTTGAAAGGATAGAGAGTGGCACCGGGAATGGTGTCAACATCATAAGGCAGGATAGCATTAGGAATAACCTTGAATTTTGCGCTAGCACCAACCTGTGTAACTTCAACCAAAATATCGGTCAATTCCAAATTACCTGCATCCCCGGACAATGTAAGGATGTCATATTCGTCATGAGACGAATCAATAGCGTTAATGGTAAAGCCAGTTGTAGTACCTGCGGCAGTAGTAGGTGCTTTACCGACAACCATGCCAACCTTGGCAACTGTATTACCCATGATTTTTTCAACTTTTACCGTAGCACCAGAATTCGATTTCTCGTACATTCTGAATGAATAGTGAATGTCACCGCCATTCTGCTTTGAGGAATCACATTTAATCATGGTACCAGCCGGAAGTTTGTTCCCAACTGTAGGCATACGTTCTACTGAAACGTTACATCCTACCAACAGTACGTGCAAAGACGTATCATTAGAAAAGATATGTCTTGCGCCACCAATCTTACTATAACTTGTTGCAAGAACTCCTGCTTTCATAATTAAAAAAAACTATTTGTTAATTTTACTGTAATATCGGCTGACAATGTTGTTTTCCTTGTTAGCCTTATCTTCTTCTCTCTTTCTATCTATGAATGACTTTACATCGCTAGAACCACCCTTGTCAGAGATGAAAGGATTAATGCCATCCTTTGTGTATTTAGTACACGTTTCATTGTACTTTCCCTGTATTTTCAGAAGAATGCTTGTATCTTCCTCTTCGGGCGAAATCTGAATGTTCTCAAAAATGATGTTGCGCAACAACTCGTTAGGCATACCTGCTTCCGGGCGTTTAATCAAATCAGACAGCTTCTTGCGCTTTTCAGTTACAATCTGCTTCTGTTTTTCCTCTTGCTCTTTAGCCTCAAACTCTTTCTTGAACTTTTCAAACTCTTCAAGTTTAGCCTTGACATCATCGGGCAACTCAAACTGTTTCTGTTCGGATGATTGTTGTTGTTGTTGTTGTTGTTGTTGTTGTGACGAATGTGATTTTTCCCATTCCTTTTTCAAGTTGGATATCTCCTGTTCCTTGATTGTATCCCACTCTTTGCGCTTATCAGACGCAAACGCTCTTACCTGACCTGCCACAGTGTTCTTTAAATGATTCACAACACTTTCATTCCAGAACTTTTCCGCATTTTCCTGCGGTGCGAACGCTGAGAACTCATTAATTGTCTGTTCGATTGTACGATCTGTAATAACGGAGCTACTTTCTCCCAACGCATTCTTGATACCTTCAAAAATGACTTTTACATTTTCATCCATATACTATTTATTTTTTTATGTGATTCATGCACAAGACCTTTGCGCACAGTAAGTACCTCTTACCGATGCAAATGTAGTTAAAAAATGTGTATAAGCAAAAAAATATTTAAAAAAATATTATATTTGCGGAATACATAGAAAACAATGGAAGAAATTGACTTAAAATACCGAGGATTAAAGACTAAGGATGTTGTCAAATCGCTGAAACGATATGGCAAAAGGGGAATCATACCATATAAAAGCCTTGATTTCGTCCAAAGATATATAGAGGACAGAAGAAGCAAGGGGTACAAGGTAAATATGCTTGCTCCACAGAAAGGTTCACAGGAGGCATTTTTAAGGAACAAGGCAGGGATAAAGATACTGCACGGGAATCGTGGGGGAGGAAAATCCGTATGCCTTGGAATGGATATACTGAGTTCATGCAACCACCCGTCATTCTCCGCACTCGTTTTCCGTAAGGACAAGACATCCGCAGAAAAAGCGGACGGTATTCTTAAAGTGGTTTCAAAGATGGTTGAACCTTATGGTGAGTATATTGATTCAAAACGCCTTTCAAGACTTGACGCAGGAGGTGAAATACGGTACGATTATTTCGGTGATGCCTGCCTGTCGGGAGAAAAAGGCGTAAATGAATTTAAGGATAGACAACAGGGTGGTAACGTTGTGAAGGTGGCGATAGACGAGTGCTCACAGGCAACGGAACCTATCATAAACTACCTTCAAACGGTATTGCGTTCATCATCAGGATTAAGAACAAGTCTTATAGGCGCGTGCAACCCAAATCCGTACAGCGATTTCTGGAGAGCACTGGTATCATGGTGGGTAGACGATGATGGAATAGCAATTCCTGAAAGATCGGGGAAAGTAAGATATTTCTTTCAATATGGAGATACTATACATGAAACAGCATGGGGTGACAGCCCACAAGAAGTATTTGCTCAGGCAAAAGATTATATCATCGCAAGATTCGGTAAAAATACCAAAATTGACGAAACAAACTGTAAAAGATACATCAAGAGCATAACCTTTATAGCTTCCGGGCTGGAAGATAACAAGATACTTATGGCTTCCAATCCCGACTATCAGAAAAACCTTGGAGGAACAGCACAGGAAGTATCCATAAACGCATTAGGTTCATGGAAGCTGATAAAAGGGGGAAACGAGTGGATAACCCGTGACGAAATGGAGGAAATGTTCTCATCGCAGCCCGTGTTTGACGATTACTTTGAATGTGCGACACTTGATATAGCATACGGTCTTGGTGACGTTTGTGTAATGGGGCACTTCATAGGACATCACTTACAAGACCTAGAATGGTCAAACACATTAAAGCCTAGGGATTTGAACCGATGGGTAAGAAACAATCTACGGAAATGGGGAATCGGTGAAAACAGACTGGCATTTGACGGTCTTGGAGCACCTACATTCCGTGACGCATTTCCCGAAAGCCTGGCAATACTTAGAGGTGTTCCGAAAAGACTAGACAAAAGCAAGGATGATCAACCTGTAAGATTCTATTTCGATCTAAGGGCACAGCTTGCCGATGAAATGGTAACACGTATAAAAGGAACAAACCTAGGATATTGCGGATTCAGTATAAACCCGGAACTTCTCGACAAACCGTATGTGAACAAAACAATACGAGAAGCACTGATGGACCAGAGAAGAGCCATAAGACGTGACATGGAAAGGGAAAATGGGAAACTAAGACTGCTAAAGAAACAGGAAGCAAAAAAGATTGTAGGATGCTCTCCCGACTTGATAGAAGGAACATTTTTATACAGAACATATTTTGATGTATGCGATGTAATGATTGACATACCTAGCGATATAATGGATGAATTAAAATATTTATAATTACCTATGGAAATTTTAAAATTAGACGTTTTATTACGAAAAGAACCGTTCAAAGTGGCACTTCCGTCAAGATGTGACGATGGGAGAGGTGGAGGAACAAAGAAAAAGCCAAGACGCTCCACTTTGATATACAAATATATGTCACAGGATGATTTCCTAGCGCAATGGGATACATCAGGACATTATATACATAACAGACCCGACTGGAAAGACAGTATCCCGTCAGACGAGGATTCCACATCATCGGATGATGAAAGCGCGAATGTAGGTGCTCAGAAAAGGAAAAAGAAATCGACATCAACTCCCTACGTACTGCAAAGACGGGCATTCCCTCTTCAAAGGATGATACACAAGAAAAGGGTATCACACCTGTGTACCAATCCTCTTAAATTCCAGATAAAGAAAAGCGCGTCAAACCAGCAGAACAGGGATAAGCTGACAACATACAAGGAATACTGGACTGATTCTCTCATGGAAACAGCCAAGTTTGAACTTATAAGCGAAGCCGGGAAAGTAGGAGATGCCGCCATATATATATATAAGGATAAGGACGAGATAAAATACAGGTCTTTCAGCTATTCAAAAGGAGATACACTGTATGAGCATAAAAACAGAAGAGGTGAAAGAATAGCTTTCGCAAGGGAATATACAACCACATATATATCGGCTGATGGAGAAGAACATACAGACACACTTGTCGATGTATGGACTAAAGATGAGTTTTACACGCTTGATTCCAACGGAGATATAGCAACGGATATTGACGAAAACGGAAATATCATACAACTGCATCAATTCCATAACCTGGGATTTATACCTGTGGTATATTTACGGCTTGAACTTCCATTTTGGGGGGCAGTACAGGACTTGATAGACGATTTCGAGTTCCTAATGTCCATGATAGGAGAATACAACACACGACAGGCATTCCAAATGCTACTTATCAAGACTAACGGAAGAATAAACATTCAAAGAAATGGATTGGGAGGAACTTCCATTTTACGTGTAGGAGCAGAAGACGATGCACAGTTCATGGGTAAAATGGACGCCTCAAACTCACTGTTCACCGAAATAGACAACATATACAACGGGATACTTGACGGAAGCGGTGTTGTTCCGCCAATGCAATCATCGTCAGGTGACAGACCTACTGGAACAACGGCAATGTATTACGAGCCGGAAATGGAATGGGCGAGAAGTGATGCACAAATGATGAATACAGCCATAAATGACATGGCCAATATATTCAAATACTATGTAGGAGTAATGGAAGGTAACGCAACAGGTTATAACGCTCTAAGAATAAACGCTACCATAGAGCCATACTCATACATAGACTTCTCTGAATGGAACAACACAATCGTTCAGCTTGTAAACGCCCGAATAATATCATTACAGACAGCAAGAGAGGAATGCGATTTCGCTGCAAATAATGAAGATGATAGAATGGACGAACAAGACAGAAGATTAAACGATATGGAAGCTAGAGTTATAGAAGAAAACAATGAAAACAATGAAAACAACGATAACAGCTAAACTATGGGAAAATTTACAAAATTACTAAGAAAAATCAGAAGGGCATTGGACTATATATGCCTTAACAATTTGAGAGTTGACGGAATGGAGCACCTCATTGCAGGAATACTTGTAGTGAGCGTGGCGCAATGGTTTTTCTCCGTATGGACAGCAATAGCACTAACCTTGTTCATTCTTGTAGGGAAAGAAATAATATACGATAAGTGGCTTAGACAAGGAATGCCCGAATGGAGAGATGTATTATGGGGAGCAGTCGGGATGGTGCTTGGGTTAATGTAAAAAAAACAAGGGCGTTACGGAAGTGATGCCCTTGCCTAATACCTAATTTGGAAAAACAGCTATGGAATACCACCAAAAATACAAAGGATTATCTATTGCAGATTATTTCGTAAAAAAGTGCATAGAGCAAAACATACCCGTGACAAATATGTCTATTCTGAACATGATTTACTTTGCTCATGGATTTTCTTATGCGATAAGGCATGAACCATTGATTAAAGATCCATTTTTGGCATGGCAATGGGGTCCAGTAGAAAAAAACACGTATGATTGTTTCAAAAAGTATGGAGCAGGTTCCATAACATCCATTTCGGGAGAAACTAATGACGAACTTGTAAAAATAGAAAGAGATAAAGAACTATGTGACTTCTTAGACAGATTTATCCCATTAGCGAAAGTGAACCCGTTTGTATTAAACAAAAAAACGCATATTGAAAATGGGCCGTGGGATGTAACCACAGTTTATCAATACATAGATGAAAAAGTAATACAGGTGTATTTTTGCGCTAAGTATGGAAATGAAACGAAGTAATTGTACAACATTAAAAGTCTAAGTAAAATAGCCAAATAGGTTGCTCATAACAATGAGAGCATCAACCGCCTTATCTATATTAAATTCCCTATGTTCCATTATACAATCTCCTGATTCTTTCATGGCAACATACGAGAAGTCTTTGTTTCCGACACTCATTGTCGCAATCTTTCGTTCTTTGAACTCAAAGGAAATAGTGCCATTAGGTGACGGAAATACATTCCACAACCGAAGAATCGAATTAGGGGTATTCATTACTATTTTACGGGCATTTAAGTATGAATCTCGTTCTATGGGAAAGGCATTATAACCATCCCAACCCTCTTTGTTCAATTTACAGAATAAATTAGAAAGTTTTCCTAGCATCTTTTCTTTTTCAGAAGGAATCAACAACGGAAAAAAATAACCATAATAATCCTCAACTGTTCTTGTAATCATTCTAAGCGTATCTTTATCTTTCAAAAAATGTTCTTTTTCTGATACAGTTAATTCTTCTGGAACTCTATATAAATATCTCTTATAAGATCTAGGAAAAACATGACCAAAAAGACATTCTTTAGGGACATCATCATTAAACAATGGGGAATTATGACTAACTAAATATTGTTCATAGCACATGAATAAAATATTTTGCATCTGGATTTTATTCAAAATGACATTATACTTATGATATGTAAGCCACGCTATTAACTTACAGTAATCTAAACTAGTTAATTCTTTCATATTATATGTATATTACAAATAAGTTGGCATAGATGCTTCAAAAAGTTGATTAAACACTGTTTGATACTTACTTACTGCATTATTATCATTAAAGTTACATCTTGCTTTTCTTGTATTTGTATCATATTCAACTCGATACATTCTTCCATCCGCTATGCAAAAATACACTCTGTTTTCTCCAATCTTTACTTCTCCTTTTCTATTTTTTCTCAACTCTATTCTTGAAGAATATTGTTTTAGTATATCTCTTAGGTGATTACAAGAATTAATTTCATCATAATCTTTTAATACAATACGTAGATTTGTTCCTTCTTTGCTCAAAAATTTCTGTAATGATTCTATATATGACGAAGAAACTGTAACATCATTTTTATTAGAAAAAATATCTTGTGCATACAAACAAATATTTCTTTCTGCGGTTTTGAATATGTTATCAAAAATAACAATAGCATGTTCATTACCACTATTGGATAAAACATTATCAATTTTATTGTTTGCAAAATACTCAACAGCTTCCTTGTAATCAAGAATATTGCCTAAATTAAATTCTTTCATATCTCCATTTTATAAAAACAAGGAGCGACAAAAACATCGCTCCCGTAACTCCTTCAACACATGGTTGATGAGATATACACACTACTTTATTGTAACCCAAACCTGTTCGCCACGCTTTATCGCATCGTCAATCAATTTGTTCAACTTGTCAGAAGTATAGCGTGATTCGGTAAGTCTGCCTTTTGATGTATTGTTACCTACAAGGACACACCCGGAAGAATCCTTTGCTGTATTCCCAGCGTGAAAAAGAATACCATCAAAATGAGGCACATTCAACAGTCTTGGCATATTACGCCCGAATTTTGGTGACCAGTTGTATATAACCTGGTATCTTCCATAAGGAATAGCAGATTCAGCATAAACCTTCTTCTCGTTTCCATCAAACACTCCGTTCTTATTCACGTCAACAACACGATCTTCAAGCGTATTACTGAAAAACTCACCATCAATATACAAACGCCCTATAGTATAATCAGGCTTACACCATTTTCTTTCTACTAATAGTTCCATAGTTAAAATGTATTTAGTTTTACAAAGCTACAAAATAAACACGTATATTTGCACACATAATAAAACATTTTATAAAGCATATACAAAAATGTATAAATCAAGACAAATAGCAGATTGGATAATACATAAGACACATGGCAATATAACACATTCAAAATTACAAAAATTGTTATATTATTGCCAAGCGTGGCATTATACAATTTTCAATGAAGTTTTATTTGATGAAAGAATTGAAGCATGGACACATGGCCCTGTTGTACCATCCCAATTCAGCAGATTTAATAACATGGATTTTTTCCAAAACATAAAAGTAAAAGATTGTGAGAACATTAAACTGAAAAGTAAAACAGAACAATTACTAAACGAAGTTGTTGGAATATACAATAAATGTACTGATAGACACCTTGAATTATTGGTAAAAAGAGAAGTTCCTTGGAGAGAAACAAGAGGAAATATACCAGAGTTTAAAAAATGCCAAAAAGAAATAAAACTGGACCTAATGAAACAATATTATATAAATCTAAATTAATATGATTATGCAAAATGATGATTTCAAATTCTTTCGAGAAAATCACGATATGCTATTAAAGGAATATTTTAATAAGTATATTGTTATAAAAGATCGGAATGTACTATTTTGTGGAGATTCTTTTAAAGATGCTTTGAGTAAGGCTTTGGATGGTGGTCTTGAATTAGGAACATTTATAATACAATTATGTTCAGAAGGAGAAAGCGGATATACACAAACTTTTCATCCAAGAGTAATATTTGCCTAAAATGGATTCAACTTTATTTGTAATAACGCAACTTACAGAACTCATCAAGTTGTTTACTAATCTTAGAGTTAGATATGAGTTTAAGAAAGAGTCTATTGTTCACTTAATAGAGGTTTATCCAAAAGAGGTCTATCAATCAAATGAAGATTATATCTATTGGGAAAGTAAATTGTATGATAAGTTTACAGAACAATACCCTTTAGAAAATATTTGTTTTATATCGGAAGATGCTTTTGTTAAAGTTGAAAAGCCAATTTTTGTCGCATAAAACAATTGGAAATACCAAATATTTATTTACCTTTGCCTTATCATAAAGCATCCGTTAATAGATATGGCTTAAATAATTAAAATTCATATAAAAAAACTAAATTAATAAGCAAGAAATAGATTGGACCCTTTTTCTTGCTTTTTTTTATGTACAAACGTAAAGTCATTGAATTAAGTCTTTCTTATAGAACAATCTAGTTGTTTCTTTTGAAATTTCCACATGACACTTATCCGCCTCTCCATAGCCAATTCTAGCTTCTTTCCAAGGCTTTTCGTTGCGAATTGACGCTCCCAATTCAAACATTGTCCAAGTAGACAGTTCCGTCAAAATACTAATAACAAAATCCTGTTGGTCTTGCGTCAACTTTTCAAATTCCTTATCTACATCTTCTTTGGTATTATTTGAATAGGTCAATTCTTCATACAGCATATATTTATCTTTAAGACTACCGTAAACCTTACGACTAATAGGGCCATGTACCCATGCCTCAAAAGAATCCTCAATTAATTCTTTATCAAAATACGCCAAATGATAAGCATCGCAGTAAAATAACAATCTCTGCAATTTCAAGTGTAACATTGGACCATAATGCTTTAAAATATAATCTGATAAAATTATAGAATCTATGGTTGCCATATTTTTAGGTATTACAAAACAATTAACACTATTTATATATCTTATTATTGCAAATATATCATATTTTCTGTTACTTTGCAACACATAAATGAACCATTACGATGATTTTTACTTGGCAGCAGGCAGATGTGAATCTTTACTGTTGCCTTTTTTGTTTAAAATACATACCTTTGCACTATGGACAACGAAAGAGAAATATTATCGAAACTTGACGCTATCATACAGAACCAAAAGGTTTTGTATGAGAATCAAATTGTAATCTTTCAAACTCTAACATCAATTGGGCAAAAAGTTTACAGCCAAAGCGATTTCAAGAGTTTAATGATAAACATGGTAGCAAACGGAATAACAGAAAGAGTAGAAGCCAATGATCAACAAAGAAGAAATATCTAAGATTGCAGGCTATTACTTCCAAGTAAAAAGACTTGCCAACGGTATAAAATCGTCAACCAGAGAGCGTGCGGAGAAGTTCTCTAAAGACCTTCTAGCTGTATTCCTTTTAGCAGGGACTAAATCGTTCACATCAATATCTAAACTTCCAGATAGCCAAAAAGAAAAAGTGATGGAACTGACCAAAAAGTTCCGTGAGGATATATATAACGACATATACCAATATGTACTGGAAAGCAATAAACTGTCACTAGAACTAAACGATGATCTTGGATGGGAGTATATTTCAATGACGGACAACGGCATTAAGGAATATATGGAAAGGACATACGGTGGAGAAACGACAAAGCAGAGAATAAACACAAATACAAACAGATTTCACGCTGTTGTTGAAGTATATCTTGCCAATACATTACTGTCCACAAAAACGAACAATATAGAGAAGATAACGGATGAGGTTCAAAAGAAGATATGGAACAACATATCATCACCATATAACGTATCATTTATTCCGCCAAGCAAACAGAAACACTATGGGAGAGGATATGCCACAAACGGTATAAGCCAGTTATATGTTATAGAACAACAGATGATTCTAGGAATTTTCAATGAAGCAAACTATAATTCATGGAAAAATATTCCAAATTTCAAGGGATGGAGGACAGCAGTAACATCTAAGAACCCATGCCAGTTCTGCATTGACGAGCAATATAGAATACACACAGACAGACCTAAGCTGCCGTTCCATGCCCATTGTTTGTGTATATTATATCCAGTGTTTAATACATAATAACTTGATAATCAATATACCATTGAGTAACATTACCATAAGACGGTGGATTTCCAGCATCAACCACATCACTACGAGTAAATGATTTAGGAATATTTGTACACGAAGGCATCAATATATTACCTGACCATTGCCCCGTATAAGATCCATCTTTCGCTCTCCATCTATATCTAGCGTATGGTCTGCCGGATGAAGCAACATAATCACTAGAAGTGTTATTTGTAATGTTTAATCTGCATTTAGAAGAAGTAGAACCATTTGTCAACTGTCCGTAAACAGAGAATCCAGAAGCGTTGGCTGTTGTATTCCCAAGTGTAATAGAAAGACTTTGAGTAACCACTATCGGCTTACGAATAAATCCGTCAGATGTAGTAGGAATTAAGCATAATACATTTCCACTGTAATCACAAAAATAACCCTTAATATAAATATATGTATCCCCCATAGATATGAGATTATTACGATTAAGGGTAATTGAAATTTTTCCTGTACTATCAATACTACTTACAACGAAAGCTCCAGAATCCACCAACTTTTTTAATTGATTATATACTTCTACCTTTATCTTCATATTAGACCAAGTAAATCCCCCAAGTATTTTACCCCAATTATACCTAGAATCAGCCCAATATGGTGAAATTGTAAGCACAAACGTTGTCCTTGTAGCATCTACAGGATTAGTTAGAATATCTTTATCTATTGTAAGAGGTTTAGCCCCATGATCGTATCCATCAAAATCAGTAAGCCTATACCATGTTTTAGGTCTATCATATACTAATTTCTTATTTACAGAATCATAAATTATACCAGGTAAACTAGCGTTGTCAAATGAAGGGCTAGACGCTTCTTTGGGTTTTATATAACTCCACATATTAATTTTTTCGCTAAGACAAGCATATCCTAAATCATAACCGTTACTAGTAGGACCGATGCCTAGAGTAGGATATACATCACTATCCAATCCGACAGGTGCGGTGATTTTACCGTTAGAGTAACCCATAATCACCCCCTTCCTCTATAACGGTATAAGAACCTTTACAAACAACAATGCCATTATAACTGATACTACGACAATGAATATCGCCATCAATTATAACAGCATCAGAAATATCATAATCACTAGGAAGTTCCTCACCACATAGTGTTATAACTTCGACTGCCCCTGTGCAGCTAGACTGCCCCTGTGCAGCTAGACCGCCCCTGTGCTCCCTCGCTTCGCTTCGGTCGCACACCAAATTTCCGTTTACAAACAAATTAATCTTCATCTAACTCACGTATTAAATCATTAACATATTTTACACAGGAATCTAACTCGTCATACCCATCCAAAATCATAGCACCCACAGTAATGTGAAGTTTGTCTATCACTTCTTTTTTGAACAGCACAGCATTTGCCTTGCTTGTATCAGACTTTTCTATAACCGTTATTGCGGAATCAATTATCCTAGTTACTTCGGATGGCGGCATCATGGGAGTGTCAGCACCTTTCCTCCAAGACTGATATTCTCTCAATTTTTTAAGAAGTTCTTTTTTTCTCATGTGTTTAGTAAATAAGGGGTGTTATAGGCTAAATGAAGAAGGGCCTATAAAACACCCCTTTTATGTGATATGAATAAATTCAAAATTAAAACAACAGTCTATAAGACAAATATTGTTTCAAGGATCTTTTATGGTACAAATATAATAATTATTGCGAATTAAGCCAAAATTAAACAACAATCTCCCAATCATCGGCAAACACATCGCTAATAGACGGAACCCATGAATCAGCGCGCCCGGTGTTCTCGTTGTAGATAAGACACTGGTTTGTGTAGTCAATGAAACCTTTGCCTTTCAGAATAAGGTCTTTTGCTGATTGCGGAAGAGATTTCATCTTTGGAATAACATCACTTTCTATATGGGCTGGTACTTGCTTGAATACCATAATATTTTTACCATTCCATCCCTTTCTACGTATTGCAAAACCAGCACATAAAAAAGAGATTGCACTTCCAAAATGCAGATATTCACAACGAACATTGTTTCCCTTCATCTTGGCATAACGAAGATTTAGAATATGCTGATACCCTTTCATAATTTCAACTTGAGCGTAAATCATCGCCTTGGAATCACCATCAAGCTCATCAAACTTATCACTAAGGATAAAGTTTTTCAATTTATCAAGTCTGTCGGTAAGTTCTCTACCTTCAATAAGTATGCGGTCAGATGGTGTGTCAGCACACCTATATATTTCCTCAAATGATTCGGCAGGCAACCATCTTTCATATCCATCCTCATAACGAACATGATAACCCTTATCATCAAAATTTTCCGTTAACTGTTTTTCTCTAAGAAGACATTTTTCCCATGCTTTGCCTCTTGTCATAGGTTCTGCTTCAATCTGTTTTGTTCCAATGTACTTTTTCATTTCAATATGATTTAATTGCTATCTTGTTCTAAATAAAGTATTTCAAATACATCCCTTTCTATCTTTGCCACAACGCTTTCATCAAATTTATCCTCGTCAATGCTTTTTATGTAGTCAACCAAAGAATGAATTTTCCTGTTAGCGTAAATCATAGCAGAACGAACATCATCAATCATCACGCTGTTTGAAGCCTTATCCATCTCCTTGTCTGCAAAAGTTCTCTCATGTATAGTTCCATCTTCCTCAATTTTGTATGAAGGAATTTTGAAGAACTCACATACATCAAAACGGCTCATAAGACTAACTGCATTCATCATGCTTGTAATATCATCATCAGAGCAATCCAAGACAATATCTCTATAATCTTCACAAACCAAACAACTTTTAAAAGAAAAATATGGGATATCATCTTCCGAATCAAAAGGCCATGTTTCTTTATACTCGTTTGTCTTTATTTCAACAAACCTAGAATGATCATAGCCAACAGACTTGTATTCATTGATAACATCAATCCATCCTGTAAGTTTAGACATTGTATCATTAATATATTTTCCATTCAAAACAACATCATAATACAATGCAGGTAAAGCATTATCACGGGAAGAGAAAGTTACAGGCTTAGAAATAGATTCCAAAACGGATAACTTACCCAACACAAAATTAAATATATCAGCTAAAGGATATTCACTCTTTATTCGTTTCATTATCAACTACAAATAAAATCGGATGGAGGAAACCCGAAATATGGCAAAAAAGATAAACCTCCATCCGCAAACAAAAACAAGAATTTAATCAATACAAGCAAAAACCACACATTTCGGACAGCATTGCAATGCTAAAAGGGTAAATCATCCCGTCTTTCAGGCTGGGAAGGTGCAGGTGATGGAGCAGGTGCTGGTTGCGGCATATCTATCTTAAAGCACCCAACCTCATTGTAATATTTACCCTGGTATTCTCTTGCTCTGATTTCAAGATGGGCAGTAATAGTATCACCCTCTTTCAATTGAAGATCACACAGGTTGCCCATTACATAAAAATACACCTCTTTGGCATACATAGAACCAATTTCCTCAACGAGAAAATTTCTCTTTTGCCAAGGATTACCTGCCTTACTTGTACCAGTCTGTAACTGACCTACTTTCTTTACTTTACAATTTAATACTAAATCCATTTTTTTTTATTTTTTTATATTTTTCTTCTTTAATCCGATCCAATTCTCTCATTGCGGACAGCCTTCTTTTGTGAGCGTCCACCCTTATCCAGAAAACCTTCCAGCTAACTTCCTTACCGTTAGTGGTGTTCTCTTTAAGTATCTTGCCACATTTAAAAATCTCGTTGACAAGATAATCATACCGTTCTTTATCGTAGCAATATCTCATGCGACAAAAGTAATATTAAAAAATAAACTAATACAGAAAACAATAATAAAAATTGTTAATCACACAGTTAATTCTTCCTCTTCCTCTTTCGACAATGCTTCCACGTCACCATCTTCACCTTTAGGGAAATACAGTTCGTCAAGATAATTGCTCGCTTCACTCTTTTCAGTGAAACTCTTTATAACACTCCCCCGTTTGCTAACGACACGGTAACTAATATTATCCTCTGCTACAACTTTGTAACAATTTAAATCATCCACATCTACGATATCGGGAGCATTATCATCAATACGCATCATGCTCAATATATGAGAATATTCATTCACCTTCACCGTACAGGAAAAAACATTAGGAACTGGTTCTATTATCAATCCGGCATTTATCAATGAATTAAAAGCAGAACGCCTAGGCTTATATTTCAGTTGCCTCCTTATAAACTTTAACGTTATCATATTATCCCTCCTCTGTGCGGATACAATACACAAACGCAATATCCGTAACGCATCAATACTACATAGAGGTGAAAGGTACTTGTACAACTGGACAGGAGTAAATTTATGGTAATAATCAAATACTCCCTCTTCCTCTATTTCCCTTACACGCCTTTCCCTTTCTTTATTTCTTACCGTTAAATTAGTAGTTTTCCTTACAAACATAGACTACCCTTTCCATGTATCGTTTTCCTTTATCCATTTACGTTCATCATCACTAAGATCACCTGTTGATTCCCTATGATACACACACTTGTTGCATAACCCTGCCTTGGCACGTACACACTTGTCGCAATCGTATGGGAAAAACGCTATAGTTGTCTTGTCATAGAAATCCTCACTGGCATCATCATCAGAAAGCCATCCTTTGAACTTTGCAAGCATATCAAGCGCACCTTTCACATCCTTAAAATCAGCAGTGTCTATATCAGAACGCTTTAGGAAACTTTCTATAAGGCTTATCGCATCTTCAAATTCAAGGTTATCCTTGTTTATCAAAGTCTTTGTCTTTTCCTTATTCTCCCCTTCCAATAAACGCCTCATGGATGGTGTCACATAATCGGAAGCAAGCATGGAAGATTTGGCATAATTGACAATCTGGGTTATTCTTGGAGAGTTCACCCATTGCTTGGCTTTCATAAGCAAAGAACGCTCTGACATACCCTCGTCAACAACGTGTGTTGCCTTGTAAAACAAGACAGGATTGGTATCTATGACATAAGCGGACGCAGCCCATAACTCCATCTCATTCGCATCATCAATATGCTTTGCTATATCAATCTTCTTCTGTTTTTCATCGTCAATAAGAAGATTGTTACTAAGGGGAAGTTTACCCCATCCTTTATTCAAACCCATTACCTCTCCTCCTTTATCCTAGATTTTATCTCCCTTACCCTCTCGTCAAGTTCAGAAGAATATTTAAAAAGATTGTATATACTACTCCTGTCAATACATAAAAAATCAGAAATTTCAGACATACTTAAACCCATGTCACGCATGACACAGCACACAAGCGCACGGTTCATCACAATATCATGCTTCCTGCTTTTCCTGTTAACATCAGTATCGGAGAGTCCGCTTGCCGCTAGAACTCTCCTAAAAACCAAAGCGTTATCAGCCTTTTTCCCCATATTTCACATTTTCCTCGTCTACAATCAATTGCATTATATCAGCGTAACCAGCCAAGTCAACCATATTGTCACGCTTTTTATGGAATCCCTGTCTGCATAGTTTTACAGCTATCTGTACAGCAACACAGTCATAAGGAGATAATTCCTTCCCAGTAATCAAAGAAGCCATCTTGGAAATATTTTCAAAATTGGCTACAGCATCGCCATAGTCAGACTGTCTGCTGTTGCTACGGATATCCTTTGCTTCATCAAGGATGCTTCTCTCTTTAACATGATCAACATAAGCAATACAATCCGAGAAAAGAATATACTCTTTACCCTGGTCATCCGCACAAAGAAACTTTTCACCATTCTCAAAACAGTATTTAACAGTGACAAATTTGCCGAACACATTTGACTTGCTTACAGAATCTTCACCGTGAAGTGAAATGTATTTATCACGGTTTATAATTTTCACCTTGCTATTCAATATAACTCCAATCATAACAAATCACCTACCTTTATGTTATCCGCATCCTTCTTGTCAGAAAAGAAGATACGGTCATACTTAGTTTCACCAAACTCAACAAACATGGCTAAGATAAAATACTTGTTCAGTACACTATCATAACCCTTGTCGTAGATCTTGTTTATCTTTTTTGTTTTCATCTTTTTTCACATTTAATATCCATACTGTCACCTCCCATCATCATCTTCAACGTACATGTATTGGACATAAGTTCAACAATCTCGTATCTTACGTACTCATATCCATCAACATAACATGTAATGATTTTACCAGATATATCATAAGTACCGTAACCATTCCCAAAATAGCCCCTTCCTACATAAGTACCATCCTGATTAAACTTAGCGTAAGTAGGTCTTATCATAGGATACCATCTACCATCCACTTTTACCTGAACAAGTTCCCATGTCCCGATAATAGCATCCTTGTATTCATCATCCTTATCATCGGAACAACTACACAACCCCAATAATACTATTGAAGAAATAGCTAAAAATAATAAAAACGTCTTTCTCATTTTCCTACATTATTTGTGTGACCAAAACCTCCATCACCCCTATCCGTTGAATCAAGGCTTTCAACCTCAACAAATTCAACCTCAATATAATTACTGAAAAGAAGCTGAGCAATTCGCTCCTTTGCGGCAATATAGAAAGGCTCTTTCTCAAAACTCTTCACTATAACACCGATACAACCAGTATAGTCACAATCAATAACACCATCCAACACATCAGCGTCATGATACTTCCCGTCAACACCAATAATACCTTTCAGAGAAAATCCACTCCGCGGCTTGATAATAGCCTTCATATTTGAAGGCATCTGAATGGCTATACCAAGTTTAATCAGATTACGACCTTTTCTTATCAACGTGTTGTCAGGAACATACAAATCATACCCGGCAGCACCATCAGTTTTTTTTTCGGGAAGAACTGCATCCCGTCTTAATTTTACGAATTTTACTTGATTCATTTTTTTATTTTTCTCTTTAAATCATACATGGCACATTCCCTGCTTCTGTAAATCTTACTTGCAGGATATATCACATCATTAACAATAACAAAGCCGACAACAGGATCTGTAATTGGAACAACTTCACCATCAACAATGGTGAAATGATTTTCGGACAAAAGCCTTCTCATGACAGCAATCTGTTCGAGAGTAGCCTTTGAGATATCATAACCGTTTGAAAAGTTAAACTCTAAATTACAGATAAGAACATTCTTGTCCTTATATAAGAAATTAGCTTTCAAACCACCAGTATTAATAAATACATAATCTATTAAATCTCCTGTTCTGCTTTTAGCAAACAGGAAATCTCCTTTCTTGAAATCGTCAATCTTGACTAGTTCATAAGTGCGCTCATCAATCTTCTTCAATGAATACCCCTCAGGTAGTTTTATTACACTTGCATCTGTCTTACCCATTTCTTTCTTCCGTATTCAATCTGAATGCAGCTTCCCTAGCCTCATCCTTCGTCCTATACAACTCTATTTTTTCAAACATACGACCATCATCACAGTCATACGTACATAAGGTGACAGCCCACATATTACCACGCGGAGAATAGAAATACCTGCCGTAATCCTTTCCCATCACCTTACCGTCAATCCTTATTTCTCCTTTAGCCATGTTACACCTTATTTCCTCACCCCAAACTTTTTCCTAAACTCATCAGCAGAACACGCTATGCGCTGACCAAGATGGTCTACATACAAAACAGCATCTTTAATCATTCGGTCATTCTCGGCAAGAATGTGGATAACACTGTCAACGACACACTCTTTGCCGCTACCTAATTCAACATACTTATTACCCATGACAATGCAGTCTTTTTCCTTCAAAGGAACAATACGCTCAATCTTGCTTTCACGATATTTTTTCAGTTTTTCAAAGAACTCACGGTGCATTACACGCTCGTTCTCATCCATCACATGATAAAATTCACAGCAAATACCGTGAACATTATCCACTGTATTAATCTCATCAAGGTTGTCAATCACATTCTGCAATGCGTCAAAGAAATTCACATCATGCTCATCCAATACTTCTTCCATCATTCTATCAATGGAAGCAATAGCTGCGTTCTTGAAATCAATATCATCACAACTAAATCCCAAAGAGATATAATTACGCAATGAAAGAAGATTTTCCTTAAAATCAATTCCTATTCCAATATCCATTTCCTAAATTGTTTAATGTTAATACTCTTCAAATTATTAATAACAGCATCTCCGATATCATCGTTATGCTTCAATCCAAAAGACAGGCTAGGGAACTCCCACCATCTCGCCACACGTCCTTTGTCACCCCACAAAGATATAGCTTTATTATCAAAGTCGGGGAATAAAATAACATTTTTTGGCAATTTATTTCCAAGCTGGTTCATTCCGCCACAAGCTATCCATACAAAACCGTTACCAAAAGCCATAGAAGCTATTATGGCGGTTTTCTCCGATTCAACCATACAAGTTATCGCATCGCTACAATACTCCCCTAAAAACGGCTTAAAATAGCCGCGATAGGTAAACCCTTCGCCCGTAGTAAACTTCCTGAAAGCATGGGTTTCCTTCTTCCTGTGACCGTTCACCCAATATCTTATCCTGTTGTCATGGCACACGTTACCATCCTTGTCAGAATACCAGAACACAGCTGATTCCCTTCCAAGACATCCTACCTTATACCTTGAAAACACATCATTAACGGAATCGACACCGAAAATACCTGAAAGGTACTCGTACAGGTTATTACCCTTCCAATGCCCAGCATCGCTAAGCCTGTCAACATACTTCACATCAACAAACCTTGATTCCTGCCTACCCGAATCATACTCCCTCTCGTAGAAATCCTTCAAACTCATCCTGCAACCGTCCGGGCTTGACAGAATCCTAAAAGCATCAGAAGCACTACTGCAACCGGGAAGATAAGACACGAGAAAATCAAACAGGTTAACAGAATCACCTCCCTGCTCGGTAACGGTAATACTTCCCGACTTGTTCATATAGAAAACCAGCTTATCCTTCCTGCTATGGCTCTCCAGATTTATCCGGGCAGGCAATGTCCACCGCTTACCCCTACGCCTTAAAGGAAGCCCAAGCACCGTGTCAAGATTGGCAAATATATACTCATAATCAATAGAACCCATGCTACTTAAAATTACGCCATCCCTGTTTCATATCCCTAAAGAAATCGCTCAACGTATAACGATAACCGTCAGGATATCCTAGAAATTCAGAAAGGCATGAAACATACCCACAAGGCTTACGTCCACCCGACCATCGGTACACCATTTCGGCAGGAACCATAAACACAAGAAGAACAAATACAATGTCAACGTATATGAGAAACATGACAAAACGAATAAAACACCTCATAATCATTCCTCCACATCCCCTAAAAGAAGTTTCTTCGCATAACGCAACGCAAACTCCCAATTGTAATAAAACGTACCTAACAAATCAAAGAACAGGCTATACACGGCATCCTTGTCACCATCGGGAACGGAATACATAATATCATCCATCATACGGATATCATCACTGAACCTGGCATTCTTTGTCGTATAACGCCACAAACCGCCAACGGCAAGTATCTTGGCGTGTTCATAAACATGACCGTCAATGGAATATACATCACAAACGTAATCATTAAACCAATCCTCATCGTCAAGCACACCACTAACAGGACTTGCCGACAAAATCATATTAACAAACACACCAAAATGACAATACTGTTCTATCTTACCCGAATCATTGTCAAACTCAACCTTAAAAGCATCCTTGCCGCTCTCATTAATACTGCAAACCATGTCACTTACGTAAAGCGTCTTTAACCACTGGCTGAAATTATACCTTTTCAAACCAACCCTGTTACGGACTTCATTTATCGCACACTGGGCATCAGACACACATACATACCAATCAGAAGTAACACGAATACTTCTATCAAATAAAACAATCTCTTTATTATCCATACACAATAAAAATTTTCAGCAAAAATACATATTAAAGTAATATGGTAAAAACAATAACGGTTAAACAATATTAAAACAAGAAATACAAAACAAACCACCATTAAAACGGCAAATCCTCCTTCATTATATCATCAGCCTGTTGGAGAAGATATTCGTCAGGATTATACTTCCGTCTTAGGACAATCTGGAACATTCTGTTCCTGTTCTCATCCCATGCAGAAGTGACAGAATACCCTTCCTGGCGTATCATGTCAACCATCTTTCTCTTACTGTAAGGTCTAACGCCACAGTCAATACAATATGCACTGTATTTCACATACAGATCACGGTCACGGATAGCCTCAAGTTCAATTCCCCCATCAGCATCATACCCCGAATCGTAAAGATATGACAGGACACTGTTGGAATCACGTCTTGCGTTCTCCGTAACGGATTCTATCGTATAACTTCTCGTAAACTCACCCTTGTTCTTAACAAACCGTCTTGCACCCTCTATGATCCAGTTTATGATAGCAGCCGATTCCTTTGACAGCTTCAACGGAAGCGACCTGTCCTGTTCCGATTCCTTGAACACACGATAAAACGGAATGACAAGGGAGCGTCTGAAATGGCCGTAAGTCTGGTCCGAAACGGAAGGCATCTTGTTAAGGTTGGCCATGAAAGGCGGCATCATGTCGGCAAGGAAAGGCTCACCGAATGGAAGGCGCGCCATAGTAGGCTCACCGGAAATGAACTTCTTGTATTTTCCACCGCTCACATCCTTCCCACCCATCTCGGAAGCGTAGTTGAGCAGCTTCCCGTTTATCATCGCTATATTGTACTCGCAAGTAGACTTGTCACCCGACAGGTCAGCCATCTCCATATACGACACATTGTCTTTCCCCAGGGCATTGACAACAGCGTCAAAGAACACGGACTTACCGTTACTACCACAACCGAGAAGGTAACACATCTTCTCCATCTTGATCTTCTTCCTGTCAACAAAGGCACACCCCACAAACTCCTGCAAGGCATCCTGGGTATCCTTCACAGGAATCACATCGTCCAAAAACTTCTCCCACAACGGGCTGCGCGCCAACGGGTCATAATTGATATTGATACGTATGCACGATTCTATCATGGGAGAGAAATCGAACGTTTCCATCGTTTCCGTGTCAAGGACACAATTGTCAAACGTGATGAAGTTACGCTTGGGGTTGAATATCTCATGCGTCACGTTCTTCACGATGGTACGGTAGAAACGCTCGCTCGTATCGGTCATGTACAGTTCGCTAAGGCCGTTTATGCGACACAAATCCATGCACAGGCGCATCAGATCATCCTTCATCATGGGAACGAATATCTTACCGTCAAAAGCCATGATAGAACCGCTCCTGTGGCGTCTGAAATTGCACTCCCTGCACGCATCGGCTATGTCCATCTCGACCATAGCGGATATGGAACGCTTCCACTCTCCTTCATCCCTGGCTTTACGGAAACCGCGACCACCGCCCTTGTCCGCCAGCTTGCCCATAACGGAATCAAGGATGTATTCATAAGAAGCCTTTGCAGATTCAGCGACAGTCATTTTCTCCTCCTTTCTCTACCGATTCTACCGATTCTACCGATTCTACCGATTCTACCGATTCTACCGATTTCTCCCGGTCCACAACCTTCCCGAACATTACAACAGGATACAGGTCATAATCGTCCGTTGATATATCAGGGCGTGCGTCCATATCATCAAGAGAAGAGTACACGTCCGCGATATGCTCCAGTTTCCTGCACACGATGGAATCACGTCTTATCCCATAATACTCTATAAGGTCAGCCATGTACTGTATGGTGATGTCCTTGAACCATGTGAACGCATCGTCACGTGTCCTTGCCCCGTCACAGCAGGTATTGAACGTGTACCCGAAACGCCTCATCTTCACGAAGTAGCTGTTCCGCCACAACGATACCGACTTGTCCATCTCGTTCCCTGCATTGCGTATGGCGGTGACGATGCTTCCAGGCATGAGCGCGCACCGTGAAACGCGAGCGGCGGAAGGCTTACCGTTCGCCCCGGTCCCATCCACCATATCCACATCGGGCACAAACCTAAGGTCATCCACGCTCCTTCCGCCCACAACGAACGTGTCATGCCGCATGAGATAGTCTGCATCCACGATATGACCGTACTGCCTTACCTGGTCCTCGCACCACGAAGCAAACTTGCGCAACGACCGCTTCCACTCGGAAGGAAGCACATACCCGTACCTTGCACATATATCGGCTATACGCTTCCTCTCCTTCTCCCATTTTCCCTTCATCTTCCTCTCGTACTCCAGCACCTCACCCTCCACGCTGACACCAGCGACCTGTGCGGCCATGGATTTTGCAGTTAAAGGTACGGGCACGCGTTTTATGAATGACGCTTCCGACACGAACACAGCCTTTGTCCCGTCATCCAGAGGCTCGTCAAGTTTAAGACAGCAGTGACGGTCCCGGAAGCTGACGAGCGTAACCCACCCGAACAGCCACGTCTGAACCCTCATCCCCTTGTACCAACGCTTCCTGTCGGGCATTGCATCGGACAGGCATATAACACGCCTTGATTCGGGCAACCTAAGTTTGATCTCTATTTCTTCTTTCATCTTTACACACACATTTATATGTTTTTACCTGCAAATATAGCGCAAAAAAACAACACGAAAACACATAGTTAAATTAATTAACTGCAAATGTTTACGTGATTAACAAATGCGTGTCAAGAAAGATAGTTTATCTTTCTTTACACAAGATTTTTTACTTTCACGTCCACAGTATGATTTGAACAGGAAAAGTAAAAAATGTTGATTGTTGTTATTTTTTACTTTTGTTATAATTTTTCTTATTTTAGTTAAAATTATTTAACTATAATTTTTTATTTACTTACTATTTTCTACGTTAAGAAATGTAAAATTGACTTAATTTAACATAAAATAAAAAATCTCAACACCGATAGTTGCATATGCAACTAATTGATTCGGGAAAATTCGTAAAAAACCTACGAAATTCGTTGATTTTTCGTAGACTTCGTAAACTCTTCGTTTTTCAACATTTGTCAAAAAACTAGCGCAAATTAGAGGATAAGTTATTGAAAACAAGCTGTTTAGTGTTGTCAAAAAAAATTGAATCGTAAATCTTTGAAAATCTACTCTCTATTAATTTGTATATTAAATGTTAAAAGTAATATATATTTACAACACATGCATACACGTACACCTTACATACTCTATTACAATACATATACATACATAATACATACATACATAACAAATACACATACCAAAACTGCGTACGTAATTTAGTATAGATACATATCAAAACGACGAAATCAACGAAGAATACTGTAAACCAATAACTTATACTGCAAAAAAAGACATAAAAAATGCAACCACACCTACGAAACACACCGAAAAACCTACGATTTTCGTAACTTTTTATGTAAAAATTTATCCGATTTTGTTGAAAACTACCGAAAATACACACACAAAACGCAAAATCAGCCAGCCGAGCAAAATTTGGAGAAAAAAAATTTTCAGAAAAAAATTTATCGGGAGCGACACACTCACATAGAAAACTCTAGGAAGGGGGGTATGCCACTGATTTACAGGTAGTTACGAACGTTTATCTATCCCGTTTATCAACGTTTGTAAATAAAAATAAATTCTTTTCTACGAGAATCGAATTTCGAAATCTTTACAAATAAAATATCTTGACAAGTGACTTCTACGAAGATTTCGTAATTCCCTCACGTTCAGACATTTACAAACAAATTTAACACAAATTAACATTGAAAAATCTTGAAATTAAACATAATATAGGTCTTGCACGGTCTGATCTATTAATATTATGCAATATTAATTTAAAATATGTATATAAAAAGTATTGATTTTGGAAAAAACGGGCTTAATTTATAATGAATGTTAATGAAATATACAACCTAATCAAAAACGCTGTATGTTTGCAGTGTCGGAAGGACAAATCGATACTTGACGTATTGAAACAGCTTGCCACGGTGAGAGCGTGGTACAGATCCGCAAACCAGGGAATAAGCGGAATATAAACAGCGGTATTGTTAGCCACGATGCAGGGGCACGGGTTTTACTTGATAATGGAGATAGTAACTTAGTGCGATATGCGATTAACATCCCTAATATAATATAATGTATGTGCGTAACGGAACGTATAAATAAGCCGTAAAAATATACGATATGCGCATATTGTAATGTAGCTACTACGATAGTGGTAACGGTTACAAGCCCGTATTAATACAGAGTACAATAAAAACAATATAGTAGTAACAATTAAAATATTACGATTATGAAAACAAATGAATTATCTTACAATGTAACAAAATTTTACGTAGAGAACGGAATAACCTATAAAATGAACGTGCGCATAAGTTTAAACGACTATTGTAAAAATGGTGTATGTGATTGGAGTATCACGGCTGATATATATGAGAAACGTAGGAACGGTCGTTTTGTTTGGTGCGCTAGTGGTTGCTGCCATGAGGAAATACTCAAGCGTTTTCCAGAGTTTAAAACGTTTATTGACTTACATCTGTGCAACCATTACGGGCAACCTATGTATCCCGTTGAAAATGGCTTTTACCACCTTAAAAACAGCGACAAAGAAACTACCATAAACTACCTACGTATTACCGAATCAGAATACAATGTACTACGTGATAGTGCAGAGGATAAGGGGTTCTTTACCTACCTATTATATACCCTAGGGATCGTTGACCGCTGGGAAAAAGAAAGTTTGAAAGCTATAAAGCAATTAGAAGCATTGACGGGTAACACATGGGAAAACCCGTATAAACCCGAAAATGAACGTTTTACATTAAAATTGACGGACGAAGAACGTACACTAATTGGAAACAGAATCAAAGACGGGTATTATACTAGTGAAGCCATACAGGCACGGAAAGACCAGAAAAAACGTGAAGAATACGAGAAGAAACGCAATGAAATAATTGCAGATTTCGAAAAAGAAATACAAAAAGCGGAAAACAGGAAGCTAGTTAGGTTAGCCGTTCTTGATACCGGGATTTCCCTTAAAAACGTGATATACTACAACCACAGCAATGAACTTGCATTTAACTGGAATGATTACGAAGAAAAAGTAACACAAGAACAATTTGACAAATTTATCAAAACAGTTGACAAAACTAAACTTCCCGAAAACATAACCTTTAAATTAAAGAAATTATGAGAACGTTTTTTTCACAAGTAGAAACAAGATATCGGGCAATTAAAAATTGCCCGTTTACCCCGGCGCGTGTTGTCAATGTTTTTGGCGGTTATATGTGTTTTGAAAGTGAGGATGATTATAGAGTTTGGAAAAATCAAAAGTAAATAACTATGATCGAAACATTAATACTATTAGGTTGCCTATACTTGTCTATACGGGTAACTGATTATATCGAAAAACAGAAACAAAACAATAACAATTAAAAACGTAACATTATGGAAAGAAGAAACGACGTACTCAATTTGCTTGCAATGTATATACGTAATACAAGCGAAATATACAATATAACATCACGGCTGCAAAACTGTATAATCAAAAAAATAAACAAGGGCGTACAACCACAATTAGAATACCTTGCCAATTGCAGCACGATGAAAACCATAATCAGAGAAGCCGCCAAACTGTTATACAAGTACGACGGAATAACACCCACAAAACAGGAAAAACAGCAAGCGGCCCGGGAACACGCCAAATATATTTTTAACAGTGTGCAATACTCCATCCAGAAACACCAATAGAGGGCAAAATAAAGCCATGTAATGAAAAATATATATCACCCATAAAAACAAAAACATTATGATACAGGTAACAGTAAAAAACAGCAAAACAGGTAGCCAATATATTTGTAAATCGGCAAGAAGAACGGTAAAGAATATAACATATAATCATATAACTTATCATTTGATATGCAGACATAAAGATCACCCGTTTTTTAAACAGTTTTACCACGGTCCAAAAGGTATATATATAGATTCGCCCCGGTACAAAGAAATAGAAGCCCTAGAAAAACCTATCTGGAATACACCAATATACAAATTACTAGAGCTAACCATTACGGAAACACCCCTAGACGGCCGCACTAGGTACGCAAAACAGTTACCCGTATTCAATGCGGATATATTGGCGGAACTTACCTATTAATCAATCAAAAACAATATAATTATGATACAATTTACTATTAACAGTTTCAGCAATGGCATATCAGGCCGCCCGTATAAGTCAATCAATGAAGCTATACAAGACGGAGGATACTCCGTTTGGTGTAACGAAAAGATTAAACTAGCGTTTAGTTTTGGAAACGGCACGGAAAAATATTTTAAAAGATATTGCAAAGACAATAAGTGTAGAATTGTGAGTGAAAATGAATTATATTCTTTGCCATTGAATGAACAAGAAACACATATCCAATTTATTCGGGAACAATTAAGCCATTACAATAACCTATAAAAACATAATGCAGCAATGAAAAAGGTACAAGCTAAAAACCAATTACAGGAAGCAATTGAAAAATTGAACAATATTATAGAAAATAAAACGGGTGTATTTCAGAAACCGATAATTCCAGGCGATTGCCCTACGTTTGACGAAGGAACGGCAAACTATGTTAGGGAAAGACTGAAATTATACCTAGGATCGTGGGTATTGCCAAAACTTGATGAAGTGTTAAATGAATTATCTAAATGAATAGTATTATGAGAAAACAAAATTTACAAAAAGAATTATCTCCTATTTTTGACAATGAAAGTATTAAGATAGGAACGTTTAAAGCTACCAGAAGTATTGATACATTGGATCTTATCAAGGAAAATATCAAGTTTTGGAAAAGCTATGACGGGCACAAGTTACCCGAAAAACAGGTTAAACGCCTGTATTATAACGGCACTAAAACACAAAACATAATCAAACTGTACAGAGATACGCCTAAATTGATTAAGTTTGTAAGAGAGCACGCAAACGACTACGATACGTTAAAACGAAACGACGTACCTAGCTGCATAACTATTGATCGTAGGCGGAATGAACGTTATTTTTCCGTATATATCGAAAAGTTTGGGAACGTGCGTTTTGATGAAGTGTTAAGAGTTTTCCCATTACTTCCAAAATCATATTTGAACGAATAATGAAGGTGATTAGAGTTTTAAGGAGAATACTAACCGATTCAGATATTATAGATCTGTATGGTCTATATTGTGAATTTTACAAAAATATACAATAATATGAAACGCGAAGAATTAGACAACATTTTGCGCAACTTGTTAGTTGCCGGGAACATTGTAACCGTACCGTTTGAACAAATGAGAGAGATACGCAAAGAACTGGAGCGCTTTGTTAAGCCTGTACAGATAGAGATTATCAAGAGCGATTTTGAAACGGTTTCATTTAGGGAATTAAGATAAAGCGGAAATAATGTGAAATATTTTCCTGGTATGGAGAACAACAAGCGGATCGTCACCGCTACCAGGAACAAATACTAACTTAAAAACAAAAATAATTATGGAAAGTATTATAAAATTACTTGCGACGGACAAGCAGTCGCAAATACTGTTCGATAACTATTGCGTTAAACTGATGGAGTTCAAAGGAGATAAAGAGATCTACCCAGAAATGGATATGAATAGCAATGATGTTCACCAATGGCGTGTTACATTACGGCATAAAGAAGAATTAGGCAAACTTCGTGGGGTGTATTCATTTGAAAAACTTGTAAGTATCATTTGATTTAAAAATAATCATTATGAAACGAATTGCAATTTTGGCTTTATTATCATTAAGCCTATCATCATGTAGTGAATACTTCGATAAACAACATAGTAAGAATGAACTAAAGAAAAAGTATTCTTTCGCATTAAATTACTATGTTGAAAGATTGTCCGAAACCGGAAATGAAATGGCTAAAATTAGCTATTATAATTGTCCGTTATTTGAATCATATAGAGATAGTGTGAACAAATACACAAGACTTTTAAATGAACTTGATTACTAACTTAAAAACAAAAGAATATGGGAACGAACAAACAACTAAGTATTAAGCAAATAATTTGCTATAACATTATAGCAGCCGAAAAAGTTGCCGGGGATGTGTGTCAAGGTCTTGCCATCAAGCTGGCGAAAGCGTTTATATACGATAGCCGTGATATTGATGCCGATGAAATCTCATACATTAGCCAACAATGCGAAATTGCGCTTCAAAATATATCCGAATTAGGTCTTAATGAAATGAATAATATAATAGCTAAATATAATGGGAACGAACAATAAACAAGCTATCCTGGAAGGTCGTAAATGGGACGTAATAGAGAGTGTTGACGGATATTTTTCCGGGGAAAAAAATGGAGTGATCATACAGGGTGCAACAATGAGCGAATTGTATGAAAAATGCAAATCTTTTGATATAGATTCGGTTATGGAGAAAATTAAGACGGGTGTAGATCTGAACGAATGGGAAAAACGCTTAATAAAAGTTAATAAAAAGTTGTTGGCAAACCAATAAACTATATCTTTGCCGTATGAGAAATAAATATGTCACATTTTACAAGGGCTGTACAATAGAGGTCACAGGAGAAAAAGACTTCATGTACCGGATAATAAAAGGTGAACGGATGGTTCTCTTTGTAGATATGTTTTACAGGTCTACAACTGATGCGTTAAAGGGCGCAATGAGGTGGGTGGACAATAATGTTAGAAAGGAGTGAATTTATGCTTTTTGGAATTGTTTTTGCTATGATAATGAGGGCTATATGTGGAAATATGTTGGACGATTGATGATTGTCATTGTATGGCTTATTGTGTTACAGATTTTGTCAGAATGTTAAATATGTGTGTATATATATATGACTAAAGAAGAATTTAAATCAAAGAAAGAAATTATCAATTCAAAGATAAGAGAATTGAATAACGAAATGATAAAATTAAAGAAGGAGTACATTGAATCCAATGTGAAGTATCCTATCGGAAGCAAGGTGTGTATTACCACTCCTGCATCTACATATACAAAATTAGATAACTTAGAAAGTGTTACTGTACCCGAAAGAAAACAATACGCTTATGTCAGGGATTATAGAATTAATTTTCTTGATGACATTGAGCCATTGTTTGGCAAGGTGAAGAAAGATGGAACCATGTCGAATGTGAACTTATATGTTTGTCTTATGAACGTTATGATAGAACTGGTAAAGGAGTAATTGTTATGGCAAAGGTAATGAATTTAGGAGTGCATTGTAGTGAGTGCGTTATCCGTCCGTTTATGTATTGCATGGCTTTACAGAAGAGAATAACGGCTAGGAAAACTCCTAAGTATTGTAAGTTCTATAAAAAGAATAAAATATGACTAAGAAGATTGCTGTTGTAGGTTCAATGATAAATTCATCCGAATACCTTCTATTTAAAAATTTGGAAACAGGATATTCCCTTGAACGTTATGATTCTGTTGAGGGAGCTATAAACAGTGATTGTGATGCTGTTATAGTAACGGATAAGGATAGTATTGGTTATGGTGATAAAACGCATATTTTGATGAATTTCGATAAGCCTATTATCGGAAGTAACTGCCTTTATATTCATGAACCAAGAACAAAATGCCGCGTCAAGGACGATAGGTGTGTCGGAAGCAGATTGCGAAACGTAGAAAAAGAAACAAGAATCCTAAAACACATAGGAAAAGATGAACACATTTTACGGAATCAGCTTTGCAATATACTTTATACTTATTACCCTTGTATTGACCACATTCATATATGGTTTGAAAAGGGATGAATATAATTTTGGGAAGTGGGTGATTATAACATTATCTTACTTCATATTTGTTATTATTTACACAATTTTTTGTTTACGGTCATGAATAAGGTGGAAGTAGGAACCCTTGACGAGAACGAACTGTTTGAATACAGGGGTACAATCTATGAGGTTTTATATAAGACGGATTATTGTGTCCGTTGCCAATACCCGAATGACAAATACCGTTACAGGGATAAATGGAAATATCTCTATACCGAGTTTAGTTTATGGACAAAAGTGAACAAGATATGAAAACACTGGTTTTTGATGTGATGCTTGACGGGCGGTTTATACATACGTTCAGATATCAGTATTGCCCATTGTTCCCGATAGACGAAGAGGAACTGGAGAAGTTTGTCACTGACAGGCTTCCTACGTTAAAAGGAAAAGATTTTAAAATAGTATTTTGATATGAAACAGACAGTAGAAGAAGCGGCAAGAGAAAATATCCTGTTTAATCACAGGACAGTTGACAGAACTTTGTTTGGTAAAGATTTGGCAAAGTTTGGAGAGATGAATTTCGTTCAAGGTGCCGAATGGCAGTCAAAGCAATCACCGTGGATAAGCGTTAATGAACGGTTGCCGGAAGAGTTAGAAAGTGTTTTGGTTGGGACTAATTACGAGGGCAGATATTATTACGAAGTAGCTTTTGTAATGAACGGGAAGTGGGTATGCCATAATAGTAAACCCATCTATTGGATGCCTATCCCGTCTTTTGATGATATACTAGAAGCCAACAGAGATGTACTTGAACGGATTAAAGAGAAAGGAGATTGAATATGAGGTTTATATTAATTATACTTATGACAACCACGATGTTATCTTGTAAAGGTGATATGGAACATAGATTAAAAGGTGGAATGGTTATTACTGTTAAGGGAGATACCATAAAGTTTTATGGAGGAACGTTGACTTATAAATGCTTTGGTGAAAGAGATATTAGGAGTGTTGTAATTGATGAATCAAAATATAAAGAAGATTAGCTATGGCAATAAAGATTATTAAAGAAGCTAATAAGAAAAATCCGATTTACTTCCGGCGTTGTGACAGATGTGGATGTGAATTTGAGTTTGAGAAATCGGATATACACAGTGAGTTTTTTGACCAAAGAGAAGGGTATAATGTAATATTTATCCCATGCCCTTCCTGTGGTAGCACTACTGGAGTTAAAGAAAAGATAATACGCTATGAGTAAAGTAACAGATATTAAAACAGAGAAGGAGGAACAATCATGTGTAATTCAATAGAATGGGGCAGATGCGAAATATGTGGAAAAGAAACCCAGTTGGAACGTACTTATTTTTACTATCCAATTCATTGTGAATGTTGTGGCAATAAGGAAAATAGACATTTTGAAATGATAAGACATTGTAAAAAATGTCCTGCCCCTATGCCTAAAGAAATACATCCACTATGTAAGGCAATGGACGGTAAGACTTATCATGCGAGTGTTTCCAATATGCTTCCCATTGATATTCATGGAGAGTTTATTATAAATGAGCGAATAATTAAGGAGGAATAATTATGGGATTTACAACACCGTGCTTTATACGCAAAAACACACCGGAGCTTTGGAAGAAGCTGGAAGAATTGGGGTATTCCAAAGACTATCCTGAATGGACAGTTGATTGTAGTATAATATGGGCTTATCAATATCCAATAAAAGGATTTGATACTCCTAGTTATGTGATTGCGGATTCTTTTGACATCCCTTTTGACAAACATAGTGCTTTATGTGGGAAATTTATTGATTGCGGAACAAATGAAGAACTATTCCTGGCTATCGCTGCATTGAGGGATGATACAGACAAGAACCAATGGTTTACGGATGGTG